CAACACAAGATGAAATAGATTATTTTAATGAATCAACTAAATCTTCTGAAAGTGGAACATTAGTAAGGATTATTGGAAAGGAAGTTTTGAACTCAGCCCCAAAGGTGGCTAAGGCTAAGTTAGTAAAGGCCTTTAGTAGAAAGTTCCGTAGATATTTAATGGCTGGTAAAAATATGTATGTTAATAATATTAAAGTACCACCACACGATCCGATGTATTATTCTATCCCACTTGAATATCAAGGTAAAAAGCACCAATCAGAAATAATTGGAACGCTTGAATTTAATAACATAGAGTATACTGATAAGGATGGTAATCTAAAAAAAGATGGTCGTATAGTTTACACTGCGTACTCCGTATACAATCCCGGTGATAAGTCATTTGCTAGAAGTGAAAAACTAAATGTTACCAATCAAGGTATTTATGTAATGAGAAACGATAGAGAGATTATGGCAGGAACATTTTTAGATTTACCAAAGGTAACAAAAAATCCTGGTTATAATTACTTTCGAGCCGAACTTGAATTTGGTGAAGAACTCGATGAATTATTTCAACTCAATATACAAAAAACCAATATCATTATAGATCAAGGAATAAAAGACAAGCTTGTTAAACAAGTTAAGTCAGATATTAAATTTGTTGATGGTTTAGCTGTAAAGGCAAAAGAATCTAAAATTCAAAAGAATCCTAAAGACATTGAAAAGCTTCATAAATCTTTACAAGACCATGTGAATAGAAAAGGTAAGTTATTACCAAGAAATAAAAGAAAGAAAACTACTACAACAACAAAAAGACCAATTCCTGATCCTAATAGAATAATTAAAAAACGGAAACAAAAGACATATAAACATTTTGTTATCACAACTGATGATACAATGGGAAGTAGAGATGCCGCCCATATTGGTAGATTAATTGACGATAGTAAGGATTTGATTGAACTAACATTCAATACTAACCACAAACAATGGCAACATCTATTATTACTCGATGAAGCATCTAAAAACTATTATTACCTTGAATTATATGCCTTGTACAAAGTAAGATTTGATTACTTGGTAGATGAGCATGGTGAAATAGATTATGATTTAATTGGTATGATGGACAATGTAATGGGAATGACGACAGACACATTGTTAGATGGAACTAAAAAACCAAATCTAGCAGCTTAAATTTAGCAAAATAAATGTGATGTTTTACTAAAGTAGATGATATATATTACATATGAAAGTATTCGATGCTCAAATGAGGTCGATATCATAAACGAATATCAAGGTTCAAACGAAGTTGATATTCACCAAGTTGACTAACAAGTAACAAAGGAGAACAATAATGACTAAAGTTCTATTTAAGCACAATCTTCCCTTTTTCGATAGGGATGACTTTTTAACACCATTCGATAAAATGTTTGACAATCTCGTGGAAACACAATTTCCAGAAGTTGTAAAACAAGTTGGAGTGAAACCATATCAAGGTTCAGCTTATCCAAAGGTTAATGTATATGAATACGATGACAAGATTGGAATAGTAGCCGAGATACCTGGTTTGAATAAGAAACAACTTCAAGTAGATGTTGAAGAAGGTATATTAACTATCTCAGGTGATAAACATAACACCTTTGAAGATGATGGAGCAAAAGTACTCCGTAAAGAGTTAAAACAATCTTCATTCAAGAGGTCTTTCGAATTAGGTGAACAATTAGATGGAGATGATATCTCAGCTAATTTTAAAGATGGAGTTTTATCGGTAACTATTCCCAAGAAGGAACCAGTAATACCGAAGAAACATTCTGTAAAAATCTCGTAAATAAATAATTAAAAGGGTTCTACCGTATTTTTAGTTTCCACTATATCAAAACTTAAAAAGACAACCGAACCCTTTTTTTTATGCAATGAGTAAATTCAACCGATTAATTAGATTAAATAATATTGTATACGAGTGCTTAGGTGTTATGTCAGTAGAAAGTTCCTTAGAAAAGGGTACAGACTATTGGAAAAAGTGTTGGGGTGCTGATTATGTACTGAGAAATGGTAATGATTATTATTATTGTAGACTTGTAATTGATGCGGAATTTGAAGATATTTAAAAAAATACCTATTTATATGTATGTAGGAGATATAGTATATGTCAGATAAAAGATATTTTGAGGATTTAATCCGTAAAATGAAAGAGTTACGAGTTAGTGGTAGTGGAGAAATTATCGTAAATGATGATGACTCTATAAAATTTGTAGATACACAGGTACCATTTACACATAACGATTTCGCTAAATTAAGTAGTGAACAAAAAGAGGCGTTATTTATCTGGTTAAATAAGGATAATATACCACAAGCATAGTGAATGAGAAATTATTAAAATTACAACATAAAAAATTAGAACAACAAGTACTTTATTTACGAACAGAACTCGAAGAAACGCAGTGGATATTTCAAGATTGTTTAAAAGATTTTGATATTGAATTTAGAAAGTATTTTAAAGAACCTAATAAAAAACAAAAAGGTGAAGTAAATAGTAATTCCCCTACATACGACATCCCAGCAACAGATGTTAATTCGGTTTTTAAAAAGATAGCTAAACATACCCATCCAGACAAACTCGGAAACCAAAACTTATCAGAACAGGAATATGATGCCAAAGTTGATATGTATAAAGAGGCACAACAATCTGTTAAGAATAGAGATTGGTCTAAGGTGGTAGAAATAGCAAGGGAATTGGGAATAGATATTTCAGATATCACAGGTGATGATAGTGATTATCTAAAAGAGAGTGTTGAGAAATTACAACAAAAAATAAAAGAATTAAAGATGACTTACGCATGGAAGTGGAGTCATACAAAAGATAATGAGAGAGAAGTCATGAAAGGGATGATTTTACAATCTCTCGGTTTAAGTCAAATAAAGGAGAAATAAAATGACTACATCAAAAGAGATACACGCAAAAATAAAAGAACTTTTTGAGGAATTTGATACGAATCATGAGGTACATGCTGAAAAAGGTAACAAAGCAGCTGGTGGTAGAGCAAGAAAAGCTATCGGTGAGGTAAAGAAATTGGTTACTTTATATAGACAAGCTTCAGTATCAGAATCAAAGAAATAAGAGTATATATAATATTTATAGAGGTATAATATGTTACGAAAGGACACGATAGAAGATAAGCTCGGCCAACTACAATTAACCATTGATAGGTTGAGGTCAAGTTTGGTAGTACCACAAGATCCAGGTGATATTGGTACACCGATACAGACCGTAGTTAGAGTATTAGAGCAGGTTCAAAATCAGATTGACCAAATAGTTAATCTGATAGAGTTAGAAGATTAATTAATAACTAACGGAGATAAAGTGTGGAAACAAAGAATAGTAGGTTTTTTCCATATTTAGTTGGATTATCCGCACTACTTGTTGCGGGAAGTGCAGCTTTTTATTCAGTATTCGGTTTAAGTAAGTTATTTAGTGGAGCTACAATGGCAGTTATTATAATGGCTGGTTCATTGGAGTTTGCTAAATTAGTTAGTGCATCATTCCTATATAGGTATTGGGATGAGATAAATCGATTTATGAAAACTTATTTAATTATAGGAGTGGTAACTCTTGTGATGATAACGAGTGCCGGTATCTTTGGATTCTTATCCAATGCCTATCAAGGTGCTACGGTTTCATTCGAAAAAGAATCTACCGCCCTATTATATAAGGAAGATAGGTTAGACCAATTATCAGACGATAAGAAATTCTTAAAGGAAGAATTAGAGGCTGCTGTTGCAGAACTACCCGATAACTATCGTACTGCCAAAAGAAAACTCAGAGAAGAATATCAACCAAAAATAAATGATATCAATATTACTATGATGACACTTAAACAAGAGATTGGTGATTTAAAGATAGCACTTGTTGAAACGGGTGTTGATGTAGGACCTGCAATTTATCTCGCACGAGTATTCGACACGGATGTTGATTCAATCGTTAAGTATTTTATCTTTATGTTAATTGCTGTTTTCGATCCTCTTGCTGTAGTTTTAGTTATAAGTTATAACCTAACGCTACAGGTTAGGATAAGAGATGACGAGAATCAGGGCCCTGTGTCTGGGAAAAACGGAAAAACGGAAAAACAGAAAAAGAAACCAAAACGACTTGGACTATATAAAGAAGGTAAGAGTGTAATTGAGAAAGTTGTCAAGGAAACTTTTAAACCTGATAGTAAAATAGAAAAAAAGCATAAAGAGGTTATAGAAGAAGAACCAAGAGGTGGAATATTTGTACCTGAAAAAACGGTAAATACATCTGATATAGGTAAAGGTGGTATAGTAAATTCCGAATATGTACCAAAGAATAAAATATAAGTGAATTATAGCAATAAAGTTATGTATTCCAAAGGTTATTTAAATACTTATCAATGGAGATTTTCTTCATTAAACATTTCACATACAATAAAACCAGCGGACAGGCAGCTGACACACCTGTGAAAAAATGTGTCTTAACCAAAAAGAGGAGAACGTTAATGAATATACGTAATCTAACAATATCATTATTGATGACAACAGGATTGTTTGCACAAACTATCGTTGGGGTTGTTAATGGTGGTAGTGAACCATTGGTTGGAGCAAATGTTGCTGTTGTAGGAACTGATAAAGGTGGTGTAACAGATGAATCTGGTAAATACACTATCGATGTCGGAGCTGAAGGCACATACACATTAACTGCTTCATTCATTGGATATTCACCTTTAACATTGGATGTTAAGGTGGGTGATATAGTTGGAACACTCAACTTCGATTTAGAAGAAGATGTTTTAGCTATGACAGCACTTGAGGTCTTGGCTTCAAGAGCTGATGAAAAGACACCTGTCGCATACACTAATGTGGTAAAAGAAGAATTGGAATTTCGTCTTGGTAGTCAAGATGTTCCAATGGCTTTGAATACTACACCAAGTGTTTATGCAACTCAACAAGGTGGTGGTGCGGGTGATGCTCGTATCAATGTTCGTGGGTTCAACCAACGAAATGTAGCCGTAATGATAAATGGTGTTCCCCAAAATGATATGGAGAACGGATGGGTTTATTGGTCTAATTGGGATGGAGTTGCAGATGCAGCACAATCAATTCAGATGCAAAGAGGTCTATCAGCTGTTAATCTAGCTACACCTTCAATCGGTGGAACTATGAACATTATTACTGATCCTGCTCAACACGAGAAGGGCGGTAAGTTCAAACAAGAAACAGGCGCAGGTGGTTTTCTAAAAACTACTCTTAATTACAATAGTGGTTTGATTGGAGAAAAACTCGCGTTAAGTGGTACAATAGTACGAAAAACAGGTGATGGACTCATCGACAAAACATGGACAGACGCTTGGGCATATTATTTTGGTGCGAGTTATCAAGCTAATAAAGATAACCGATTTGAATTATACGCTATCGGAGCTCCACAACGCCATGGTCAAAATCTATACAAACAGAATATCGGTGCTTATGACGCTGAATTTGCTGCGAGTATAGATGGATATGATGAAACAGCACTTGGAGAAGATGGTTCGTTCAAAGATGTTGGTCGATTCTTTAATCAGAATTGGTCACCTATTAGTTCAGACTATAAAGGAAAGCAATATTGGTATATGTATGGTGATAAAACATCGGACAGATACAATCCTAACTTCCTAAATGAAAGAGAAAACTTCTTTCATAAACCATTGGTTAATCTTAACCATTTCCTAAATATAAATGAAAAACTTCGTCTTTCATCTGTAGCTTATTGGAGTGGTGGATCTGGTGGTGGTACTGGTACTTATGGTAGGATTCCAACTCTCGACGCCGATGGTGTTTTAGGGGGAGAAGATTATAAGTTTTATTATGGTCGTTCTCCTTGGACAAGAGATTGGAATACATTGGTTGCATACAACTCAGGTGACGCAGACACAGTTTATGTTGATAAGAGAGTTCTACCAAGAACTCATGGTGATGGTAATAATCAATCAGTAGGTATTCTTCGTAACTCTATTAATCGTCAAAATACTCTCGGTTTAATCTCCAAATTAAACTACGAAGTTAATGATGATTTAGAGGTTCAAGTTGGTATTGATTGGAGAACTGCTAAAATCGAACACGCTCGTGAAGTTCGTGATTTGATGGGTGGTGATTACTATATGGATTACGCAGATGATAACTACGCAGATGGTAAAAGAGTTGGTTTAGGTGATATCATTGCATACCACAATCATACTACGGTTGATTGGTTAGGTGGATTTGTTCAAGGTAATTATACTTTGGATAATTTAAACCTTTATGGTATGGGTGGTGTATCTAACATCAAGTATACTTATCAAGATCATTTTACGGTTGAGAACGAGTTAATTGAAGCACCATCAATCACAACAATTCAAGCAAAAGGTGGAGCAGTTTACGATATAGATGATAATGTTAGTGTATTTGCTAACGCTGGATATGTCGAAAAACCACCTATTATGGATAATGTGATTTACTTTGATGGTACGGTTGCACCAGATCCTGCTAATGAGAAATTCATTAGTTCAGAAGCTGGTGTTAATTTCAAATCTGATAAATTTGCTGTTAAGGCAAATGTATACAATACAGATTGGAAAGACCGAAACCTTACTAAATCCGTAACCACAGGACAAGGTGATTCAGGTGATACTGATGTTATCTTCCTTAGTGGTATCCATCAAAAACATCAAGGACTTGAGATAGAAGCTTCTTCACAAGTTCATTCAATGTTTAGGATAGACGCGGCACTTAGTTTTGGTAAATGGCAGTTCAATGGAGATGCTAGTGGTAATTATCAAGAAAACGAATATGATGAACAAGGTAATGTAAGTGGTTTGAAAACAACCAAATACAATTACGCACTTGATGGATTATTCGTAGGTGATATGCCTCAAACTTCATATGTCTTGGGTGGAACTCTAACTCCTGTTAAAGGACTTAGTATTCAAGCACTCTACAATATCTATGATGATAATTATAGTGATTGGAGTCCTGATTCTCGTGAGTATGATGTTGACGCAACAGACGATGATGGTAATTCAGTAGATGACGCAGATAGAGAACAAGTATGGATGGCACCTGGATATCAAAAAGTTGATATTCACGCTTCATATAAACTACCAACCGATTGGACTGGTGGATATGATGTGTCGTTGTCAGCACATTTGTTTAACGCTTTAGATGCTGTATTTGTACAAGATGCAGTAGATCACAGCCAATACAATAGTTATGGTGACAAAGTTCACGCAGCACACAACGCTGAAGTATTTCTTGGAACACCAAGATACTTTAACTTAGGATTGTCTGTTAATTTCTAAATAGTATAATTAAAGGGGGGTTTATACTCCCCTTTTTTTGTGCCAAAAATAATTAAAAAAAAGACTTGACTCGTATTGATTTATTTCGTATATTCCAGTATAAGATAAAGGGAATAAATAATGAAAACGGAAATAATAATTGAAATAGATGGTATAGTTAGAACAATGGATTTGGATGAGTATATAGAAATGGTTAGGGGTGGAAATCCACTTCATACAGTTAAAGGAGTTAAGTAATGACAAAAACACACGAGTTTATTTTAGGAAAGTATGATTCTTCAACAAATTATGAAGGACATATATTAGATGTTGAATATGTGGTATCAAGTGTTAGTGATGATATTAAGGTTGTAGATATGTGGAGATATTGGGATAGTAATAATCACAATCATTCAACACCTGATATGGATGAGATGATGAAATTAGATTGGTTGAGTGAAGATTTCAAGGAGAAGATGTTTGAGGAATTAAGACATATTGAATTTGGTGATTTTGATTTGGATAAGTATTGTGAAGAAAATCCTGATTTCGATGAAGCTATGAATGGGATGTATAATTAATGAGTTGTAATAAGTGTAAAAAAGTAAAAGCAGTTATCAAGTACAAAGATGGTAAATATTGTACTTGGTATTGTGCGAAAAAAAAGTGAGAAAAGACTTGACTTGTATTGGTTTTTCATGTTATATTCCAGTATAAGATAATTAAACAAAAGGAAAAGAATGAGAAAAGTACACAGATTTGTTAATAGTAAACCAGTAATAATTACCGAAAAAGGTATTCAATACAAGGTTGTTGATTTGGGTGGACATAAGATGAAGATTAGGATTAAATCAGACGAGGAAGTATCTCGTGATTCTAAACTATTTAAAGAAAGTAAGGAGAGTAAATAGTGATAAAAAGGGATAAAAATAAATTTAAAGAGAGGGTTGATATACTTCTCAAAAACATAGGTAAAGACTATGATTCTTGGACTGGAATAGAACCACTTCGTGAAATGGATGAATCATCTTTAAAGATTAAAAAAGAAAGTTCTGAGAGATTTAAAAAAGGACTTAAACTTTCGCATGGTAGGAAATACATCAAGGTTATGGAGAATAACAGAGTTTGGGGTTTCATCGCAGCTACTGATGGAATACTCAAAGGAATACCTTACAAATTTGGTGATGTATTTAAAGCAGCTTCTTGGAGAGCACCAGCAAAGCATGTTAGAGGTTCTGTATTTTTGGATAGGACAGATTGGTTTCATTGGACAGGACCGATGTACATATAATGAGTATTATTAGAAACCCTCAACCAAGAAAGAGAGAAATAAACCTTAATGGAACTCAAGGAAACGCTTACTTTCTTTTAGGAACAGCAAGAAATTTTGGAAAACAACTTGATTTGGATGTCGATAGTATTATCAAAGATATGGAATCAAGTGATTATGAACACCTTATCAAAGTATTCGATAAACACTTTGGTATGATTGTAGATTTAGTTTACAGGAGATAAAATGAAATATAAAGAAATATTAGATAAACTTTATGAGATAGAATGTCAGTTAGATGACGCTATGAATACTCTACCAGATTATAACTCTAATGTGGATTCACAAGGTTACATAGATGGTGCTAGATGTGATTTATATCATCTAAAGGATAATGTGGAAAGAGCCATATTAAATGAAAAAAGTGAAAAAAAATAAAAAAAACACTTGACTTTCTCATTTATTCTTAGTATATTCATATATGTTAAAAAAGGAAAAAACAATGAACTTAAATGAATGGTTGGAAACAACTGAATTTACAACTAAAGACTTAGCACTATTACCAAGTGTGGGTTGTGTTATCAATACTAAGAATGGAGATACATTCCCAATGATGGAAGATGACTCTATTGGTTTTGATGAACCTATGAATATCATCGAGATGTATAACGATCCATTCAATAGTGAGGAATGGTTTAATTCACTACACACTTGTGATAAACCTGTTGTTAATGAAGTATTAAATAACTTACTTCCAAATGAAGTAAAGGAGATATAATGAGAGATTTATTCGATAAAGAATTTCAACAAGAGATGGATGATTTTTTCCATTACATAGACCACGAGGTTTTGGGAAAACCATTACCAGAACCTGAGGTCGAGGAAGATATGACAGATGAAGAAGCAGAGTATTGGGAAATGAAAGCGGAGATACATAATGAATTATAATGAAACTCTATATGGGAAACAATATTTACTTGGAACTGATGTTTACGAAGATGGGAAACATAAGATATTAAATGTTCCGTTGATTGATTTAATGGATAGGAATGGTTTTATACCCGAAGGTAAGTATAATGAGATTTACAATTTATCAGTTGTGTGGTATGAGGTTAATGAAGAAATTTTTGTTGAGAGTATTTATGATACCGATAGTGGTGAAACTTATTGGACAGATAAACCAGCTAATGAGTGGACAGATAATGATGACGAACTTTTAACAGCACTTTTAATGTATGGTAATTTACAAGAAACAATAGGAGAGAATTATGTTTAGGTTTATTCCAATATTATTTTTATTTTTAATTGGTTGTGAAGATACATTGTATTTAGAACCAGTCGATGAATCTACAATTCAAGTTGAAGAGCCAAGGGTTGATGTTTATTATTTTGATAAACAACCTAATCTTAGTTTAGATGATAATGGATTTTACCATTTAGATATTGATACGACCAACTGGCAAACCTTACATAGACTCACGGGTTTTATTTCAGATTCAGCAACATCAGGACCTGTTGTAAATTGTAGGGTGGAGTGGGAATCATCTCATTATTGGACTCTCGGAGATACATTAGGTTTTTGGATTAGACAAGGTTTAACCGATGATTTAGAATGGGTTAGTTATGATACATCTTATGTTATTGGTTTTGATGGACAAGAAGTACCTACAATTAATCCAGCAAGTTATAGCAACTCTGATGGAGAAGTTAATACAATGATAGCACCCGTACAATCTATGATTGGAGATACTATGACTATTTGGTATTCGTGGAGTGGTTGGTACGCTGGTGTGAATAATGATTCAATAAAAATTGTATTAGATTGAAAATAATACTTGACTTTATCACTATTTATTCGTAAGATCAATTATGACAAATAAAGAATTACAAGATTTAATAATAAAAACATTTGATGGGATTATCATTGATGAGTATGACCGAGAGATTCATAAGATTGATGGTAAATCATATGATATCACATTTGACAGAAGTAGAGTTGAATGGAGTTGTAGTTGTCCAGCATTTAAGTTTCGTAGACGACATAAGATTTCTAAGTGTAAACATATAATTGAAATACAGAATAGAAAATTTAAGACATTGGTTGAAGGCCGAGCTGGTGTCCGAGTGGTCTAAGGAGATGGATTGCAAACCCATTATTCGTGAGTTCGAATCTCACCCAGCTCTCAAAAATAATTGAAAAAAAGACTTGACTTTCTCGTTTTTTCTTCGTAAGATCAAGTATTAATTAAATAAAGGGAAATAACAAATGAATATTAAAAATGAAATTAGAAAATTAAGTAGTCTTTCAGAGTTGAATGACTTATCATCATTTATTAGTGAGTGTAAAACTCTGTTAGGTAAATCATCACTTGGTGTTGGTTCTAAGGTTTGGGTGGTTCAAAAAACCAAAAAAACTGAAGGTGTTGTTACCAAAATGAACATCAAGAAAGCTCTTGTTGATATGAGGGGTAGGATTTATAGTGTTCCATTTTCAATGTTGGAATTAGCATAATGGTATTGGAAACAGCAGCTGATGTTGGTAAAGATTTGAGAAAACAAATCGTTCCACTAATGAAATCCAAAGGATTTAATTTAAGGGTAACTACCAGCAAACAAAGTTATTACCACGATGGTAATGTAAATGTTAAGATAACAAAAGTTCCTACTAACTTTCCGGTTTGGATAGATGAGTATTCTAAGTGGAGAGTTACACCTAACGCCGAAAGATTAGTTCTAACTTTAAAAGAAAGAATTAAAAGTATAGTTGACCAACTTGATATAGATGTGTCGGTTGATTTTGATAGAAAAGTACCTTTCATAGAATATGAGGAGAATAAAAATGAAAACTAAATCTTGGTTACTATTAATGAGTCCCGATGAAAGGGGTGGTGGTGAAGAAATTAAAACCATATACCATAATAAATCAAGGGAAGAAATGGTAAAGATGATGACCTTGTTACAAGATCTAAATGAACACTTGGTATTGTCTTTGGTAAGAATTAGTCCTAAATCAACTTATGATGATATAATTAGAATGGATGATTCAGAAATGTTTTTTATGGATTCTAAACGAAATTGGAATAATGGAAAAACATATGAAGAAGTACAAGACGACATACTTGAGGAAAAGGTTATGGAGTCTTTAATAAATGGCGATATGGGAGTCGCATAAATAAAGAGAGAGTAAAATGAAACAAAGTACATTTGAAAAAAATGGTGGTTACTTCATCGGTGGAGTAGCGTATATGGATTGTAAAATCACAGGTGAACCTGTAAAGAATGTCAGTACAGATTGTAAGTCTGTAATTGGTAGTAGGGCACTAACAGGATTACTTCACAAGAAGTTTCCCGAAACAAATAAACCAGCATACAAACCAACAGGACGACCAGCTGGTTGGCATTGGATGAAAGAGTTTGTAGATAAAGATGGAACGGTTTACCATATGGGTAAGGAACAACCTAAGTTAAAGGGAACTAAAAAACCTACTAAGGTTAAACCTGTAAAGAAGAAAGCTACTAAACGGAGAACTAAAGAAGAAATTCTTTTAGCCCGTGAAGTAGAAAAAAGAGCAGAACTAAAGAAAGCTGTAAAGAAACAGAAAGATTTTTTAAACCACCAATTTGGAAATAAGTAATGTTTGAATCTTTAATACATTTTTTCAAACATTTTTTAGGATTGTGTGGAGAATCACACCCAAGCGTTTTAGTAAGTGGGTTTGGACTCTTTACAATACTAGCAATTTACATTAGTGATATTATACATTACATAAAGGATAAAATAAATGTCTAAGAAAAGTAAAGGTCAATGGAAAGACTATAAAACATTCACTCTTAGTGATGGTACTAAGTTTTTAGCTCGTGATGAGAAAGACGCTAAACTTTACAAAGAAAAAGTTGGTGACAAATAATGATAGAGTTTACCATTTTGTTTGTAGGTGTTTTAGTAATGGGTTATCTTGTAGAGAAGGAATCCAAACGAATACAGAAGAAGAATAAAAATGTTTGAATTCTTAGTGGTGTGTATTTTAATATACATAGCATATCATGTTTCAGAAAATAATAATAAACCAAAATTCTAAGGAGATAGAATGACAAGAAAAGAAGCACTCCAAGCTCAAAGTGAGTTTTCAATTTATGGAGTTTTTAGATTTACCGCATACTTACTTGCTTCAATAGCAATGTATAGTGGTGAATTACAAATAGCAGGAATAGCGTTTGGGTTCGGAGCCACACTTGGTTTTGTTCGTAGATTAGCTAGGATATGGGAGTAACAAAATGAGCACACATCCAATGAAACCTATAACCAAACCAGGTGAAGGTAAGAAACGCCAAAAGTATGTTACACAGGAACGATATTTAGAAGAACGATATGAAATTTCTCGTGGTCTAAAAGGACCCAAGAGATTAGAAAACGAATCATTCGAAGATTTTCATACTCGTAGAAAAGCAGAAAATGGTCTGTTGAAAGAATACCTTCGTGGTGTTTGGATAAAGAAAGAAGATTGACAGAGATTCATAAAAAGATAAAACATCTAAACCATACTCTGATTGTATGGGCAGAGGATAACAAATATAAAAATAATCGTGGTGGTGATTATATCATACCACCACGAGTTGAAAATGATGTGGTTATGTCTGAGTGGAAAGATGATTTAAAGTTTGTATCTAAGTTAGATTTTATGTTAGGTGATGGTAAGACTTTGACAAAGAAAGAACTTCAGATGTCTAATCAACTATATGAATTTTATAGTCAAATGTCTATGAAAAATTTACTAAGGAAATAAATGTATAATATATTTTTAATACTACTTATGTTACAATGGAACTCGTGTTCTCCGATACCTGAACCTACTTACATTGATGATGTGAATATGGAGAATTATGCGTAAAGTAATTGATTGTTTTAAAGAAGATAATCCAGTAATAAATAAAAAACTAAGAGAGGTTTCAGTTGAAGAAGGAAACATTATTGCCACAGAATTATTTCAGATACTTAACGAAAGAAAAGACGGCATTGGGTTGGCAGCGAATCAAGTGGGAATTGATGCACAAGTGGCCGTTATCAATGTTATTGAACCTTTGGTTCTCATTAACCCAAAGATTGAAGAACAATGGGATGAAATTCCCTACTACGAAGGATGTTTGAGTTTTCCAAAACAAGGTATTCATACTAAAAGATATAGGAATATTGTTATCAAAACCGAACAGGCAGAAAGTGGTTGGTACTTTAGTGGGGCAGAAACTACACAAGAGGCTAAAGGTAGTTGGGAACAAGACAATAAAGAACAGGATCAAGAACAAAGATTATTAGAAGCTATATGTGTTCAACACGAGATAGACCATTTAAATGGAATAACTATACACGATAGAGAAGATAAACCAAAACCAATTATATCTAAAAAGGGATACGGAAGAAACGAAAGAGTTATGATTACCAATGGTAAAGAAACACAAGAATTAAAATACAAAAAAGCAAAACCACTTATAGATAGTGGAAAATGGGAAATCTACATAGGAGGCCCGATAACTTAAAATGAGAAAACTAAAAATGAAAAAGAAAGTAACAAAACCAATCAGAAGAAAATGTCATAATTGTGGGAAGATGGCAACTAATCCAGTTCAATATCATTTAGTTCCATCAATACCTTATGGTGAACCGATGCCAATATGGTCAAAGAGTGGCCCTAAAACCAAGAGGGTTGATTTGAAAGGTGATATGAAAATAACAGCCAAAAACTATTGTGATAGAGAGTGTATGGCTGAAGGTAGGTCTAAGCTCGGTGTCTAAAAAACCCACTAAAGAGAAACCTAAATACTCTAACGCTGGAAAGGGTGATAAGAATAGAGTATCAAATATTAACAAGTATGCTGAAAATTGGGAAAAGATTTTTGGTAAAAAGAAAGTTAAGGAGAAATCTAAGAAGTGATAGAATCAATGGTTATGTTAGTTTTAATGATTACATTCGGAATGATATCATTAGTAGTTATGATTTCAATAGATAAAAATGAAAAAGATAAGACATAGTAAATTACCGATTACACTATCGAGTTCTGATACATTAGATTATGAAATGTTACACGCAATACAATTAAACTTAATGTATGATGAAAACGATAGTAGAGAAGAAAATCAAGGTTGTTGGAATGCTTGGGTTGGTGAAGATGGTAATTGGTTCAACCCGTATAAACCTAATAAAAATCAAATGGAGTTATTTAATGAAGAAGAATAAAAAGATGGAGTTATTAAAAAAGGCTGAGAAAGTAAATTATGTATTTGAGAAGATGGATAAGGAAACACAAGACGCTGTAAAAAGTCTTATTAACCATATGATGGTAGAAAAAACTAAAAAGGATAATCACATAGTTTGAAAAAATATTTAACATATGATGATGTAAACATAGTTCCAAAGTACTCGGAGTTAAAATCTCGTGATGATGTAGATCTTACCACACGATTTACCAAGAATAGAAAACTACACATCCCAATAGTAGCCTCACCGATGGATACCGTAACTGAAGAAGATATGGCCATAGAGATGATGGAAAGGGGTGCCGTAGGTGTTATACATAGATTTATGTCTATTAAAAAACAATCTCGTATGATGCAATCATTACATTATAAATGGGATAGTTTTTTTAATATAGGTGATGGTAAAGAAAGAAGTGCCGATAATGATTATGATGAGTGGTATAAGAAACTAAGTAATAAAAGTAAAATATCCAAATCAGATTGGGAGGATTTTAAAGATTACGGAATGTTCACAGATGATATGGCAGAAACCGATAGGATGTGGAGAAACCTACCCTTATGTGCAGCAGTTGGTGTTACAGGAGATTATTTAGAAAGAGCGAAAGAATTGGTATTAAACGGATGTAATGTACTACTTATAGATGTAGCACACGGCCACCATAAAAATGTAGGAGACGCTATTGAAGAAATCAAGAGTAAAATATCAAACATCGAAGTCATTGCGGGAAACATTGCGACAAGAGATGGAGCAGAGTTTCTCTGTGAAAAAGGTGCTGACGGCATCAGAGTGGGAATCGGTAACGGCTCATTATGTGAAACAAGAATCAGGACTGGCGTTGGATTACCTCAGGTTAGTGTTCTTCTTGATGTGTATTCCGTTTGTGACGATTGGGATGTTCCTATTATTGCTGATGGTGGTATTCGGAATGTGGGTGATGTGGCTAAAGGACTTGGTTGCGGAGCTGACACCATCATGGTTGGTTCGTTACTTTCGGGCACCAAAGAGAGTCCAGGTCAAATAGAAAAACAAGGTGAGTGGCCTAACGAAAAATTATTTAAAAAGTACAGAGGTTCTGCATCAAGAGATTCAAAAGGAAACGATAAGAATGTTGAGGGAAATCATAAAGTGATTCCTTACAAGGGTAAAGTAAATAGAATACTTAGTGATATAGAAGATGGAATAAAAAGTTCGTGTTCCTATGTAGGGGCAAATAATCTTGCAGAATATAGATCTTTAGTAGAATTTGTAGAAGTAACAAATGCAGGTCAAGTAGAGGCTCGACCACATTTATTAAGTTAAAGGAAAATTATAAATGGTATTAGATAGTTTATTAGCAGGTGTAATGTTATTCAGTTCATTCGCCGCAAGAACACCAAATGTACAACCAAATCCAGATGACTACGAGGTTAGTATTGGGATAAATCATAATAACTTTCATTTCAATCGTCAATGGGAAAGAGAACTTGGTGAGTTCTATATAGATGATTTGTTTTGGGCCAAGTTTGATAATGGTATTTATTTTAAACCTGAGTATATGAATAAGGAAAGTCAAGGAGTTAGATATTTGAAGATTGACTCAAGACGAAGTTGGAAAGGTTTTTCTTTTGGATTCACAAGCCGTAATGATGATAGTGATGTGTTCAGTTCTAACTTTGTAACATTTATATCTTTTGGTGGAAGTACAAAGAAAAAGTATTGGGAAAAAGTAGATGTTGAATTTTCTTTTGATGGATACTTGCCACCAAGTGAAGAAGAAGGTAGAGATACTTTTGAGTTTGAAAATAAATTTAAAACATCATATCCACTAACAGAAAAACTTAGGTTGTATAATATAGGTGAAATATCTAAACTTCAAGGTAAACAATTTTACAAGGCTAAAATTGGATTTGAATATTTATTTAAAAAGTAACGGAGAAAAAAATGAATAAATTTTATACTGCAGCTTTAAGTCATTGGGAATCACAGAGAGATGAGGCTTTAGCTACATTAGATTTATATTTTAATAAATCAGTAGGTATCGGAGAACACTCTAAAATATTAGATGAAATACATATATGGACTCATAAACTATCTGAGGCTACTGAAAATATAAGCTCACTTAAAACATTTTTTGATGAATATGGTGATGTAAAAGACAACAATAAAACGAAAAAATTATTAAATGATTAAAATTTTAATATCATATCTTTTGGCATTAACTATAATAGGTAGTGGGGTATTTTTATTTTGTGCCTTGGTTAGTTTACCTTTTTGGTTAATGTGGAATTGGTTAATTCCAGATATATTTGGATTACCAATCATAACTTGGTTACAGGCATTTGGTCTTTGGACTTTTATAGTATTGATAAGATCAAGTAATTTTAATTATGCTAAAACATTTAATCCCTCAAAAATTTCAGAAGATGGTACAGAATTATCACCTTTTGGTGATAATACTTGGAATCAATGGGTTGAACAAATTAAGAAAAATTATCGTGCATAATTATATTTTTGATACTTATCTTAAATTATGGAGATGACTAAAATGGACATAACTAAGATTATTCAGACATTGAGTGAGGCATTAGATGATAAAGATTGGGATTTGGTAAAAGAATTGTTAGAAGAATTAATTTATGAAGATGATAATCCTATCCAAGAATACGAGAAGGATAAGGATGTGGATAATGAAAATTTATGGGGCTGACTTGGAAATCGACTGGTGTTATTCGATACTAAAGTGCAGCAGAGTTTGAGTAGACTCTTAAATAAGACTCAACGAAACCTAAATGGCGATACATCGCTAGACGGGTTGGACATTGATTGGCATTTAGCTAATCTTGAAATGGGATTCGACAATTTTGTTGAACCTGTTCAAAATGACCAACCATCTTACGCCTACGCGGCATAAGTTACTGAGTTGTCTAACACTCGGTCATAAAATAAGTTAGACATCAACTCCTCATGTTATGAGTATAAAAGAACATACGGAGCTATCCAAAAAAATAGTCGGTGGTTTGTAGGTAACTTCTCGGAGGGTAGTAACCTAACTAAGCTGTAAATGACTTTGTAAAGAAGGCAAACAGGACGGGAGTTCGAATCTCCCCAGCTCCACAAAATTAGCAAGAAAGTACTTGTAAATGGTTATAAAGGGTTGTAAGATCAATATATGAAAAAATACTATTATGAAAGAAGTAATCTTCTTGAGAGTGATGTGAACATCAACTTTGATGAATTACTATACATGAATGAAGAAGAAACTTCTAAATGGATTGAAAAACTTAGAAGTTTTATTATTTCAGAATGGGATGATAAAGGTATTCCACCTACAATCGGAGCCAATACTTCAGATATAAAAAAGAACTTTAAGAAACTACGAGAGTATGATGTTCATAATAAGTTTTTGGTTCGTGATGATGATGGCAATGAAAATGTTATTAAGAATTACAATAAACATGCCAGTAGTGTTAATCAGTTCTTTCCAACTATGTTAAAGACTCGTGTTCAGAATGGTAGTATTTATGATTGGTTTACGGATGAGTATAAAGATAAATTTCAAAAGGTTATAAAGAGAATATTAAAAAGAGATTCAATGTATAATTGGTCTAAATGTATTTTAGATGGTGAAGATATACCAGAGAATTTCTTTATTGTCCAACATAAACATAATGCTGTAGAGAGTAAGTACAAGACTTTATCAGTTGAAGAAGTAGAGAAGTTAGATGATAAACATAAAACTAATCTACCAAAGGAGTTAGATGGTGATACATATAAATTCTTGGTTAGGGATTTTCAGTTAGGACAAAAGTTATTTCCAGCTGGTATTCAGGCATTTCGTTTAGGACTTGGACAACCAGCCGTAAACTTTCCACCATTAACCGCTAGATATTTGTATGAAAGATTTACAGACCATATTAATATCGATGAACTCGAACCCAAACAATTAAATATTTATGATCCTTCAAGTGGTTGGGGTGGTAGAATACTTGGAGCTATGTCCTCGTTGAAAAGAATACATTATATTGGAACAGACCCGAACACCGATAACTATATTGATGAGGTGGGTATATCAAGATATGAATATGTAGCTAACTTTTTTAACAATGAGGTATTGGAAACTAATCCATTTTGGGAAGAAGAAAAAAATACATTTCACTATTTTCAAGAAGGTTCAGAACACATCGGAAACCATCCTGAATTCCAACAATATAAAGGTAAGTTGGATATGGTATTTACATCACCACCTTATTTTGATAGGGAACAATATTCAGAAGATGAGGAACAATCATTTAAGGCATATCCTAAATATGATGATTGGAGAGATAATTTTCTCAATCCCACATTGACCAATGCTTTTAATAGTTTACGAAAAGATAGATATTTATTATGGAACATAGCTGATATAAAAATCGGAAAAGATAAATACCATCCTCTTGAACAAGATAGTATCGATGTAATCGAAAACCTCGGTGGTGAGTATCAAGGTAAACTCAAAATGTTGATGACTTCAATGGTTGGAGTAGACCAATCAAATGTTAAAAACTCGGTTAAAATAAATGGAACTTATTTAAAGTATGAACCAATATTCATTTTTTACAAGAAATGACTTGACTTTTACTGCAAATTGTCGTAAGATCAAGAGTAATTCGAAAGGAAAATAGTATGATAAGTACAAGAACAGCAATTGCGGGAGTTGTGTTCGTAACAATGGTTAATGGGTTTATATCCATTAATATGTTTAAGAATCAATCCAAATTCTACTCAAATGAAGTAGATAAATTGCTACAGAGCAATGAACAACTACATACAGAACTTCAAGAATTTTATCAGTTCGGTATTGAGGTTGATGTAACGATGTATCAACCTGTTTATCCACAAACAGATAATTCACCTGATATCACAGCTGATGGAACAAAGATTCGTATCCATAAGGCAAGTGAGTATAAGTTTGTAGCTCTATCACGAAATCTATTATCAAGATGGGGAGGCCCATTTAACTATGGAGATTTTATATACATCAAGGGAACAAAAGATAAAGATGGAGTGTATCAAGTAAGGGATACAATGAATCCTAAATGGGTTAATGTCGTGGATATATTAGAATCTACGCATGTAAGTCCATACAAATATGAAAATGTTCACATCTACAAGATGAATTGGACAGATAATTTAACACTATTAGAAGATAAAAAGTCATAAATAATAAAGGAGAAACAATGGACAAAAAGAAAACCGAAATAAAAGTTGGTGATTGGGTTCATGTATTATTAGTAGGATTAGATTCAGGAAACGAACCTGCATATCAAATCGAAAAGATTGAGGGAGATGATTACTATGTTGTACAGACCGAAGGTACATATCAACATAGGATGAAAACCAAAAAGAATAGATTGAAAAAGTTATAAAATAAGAGGTTATAAATGAAACAACTTACAGAAGAACAATTACTTGGTAATTGGGAAAAGTTGTTGCAACTTGTAGAAGATACATTCGAGGGAGAACGAAAAGAGAAACTCTTGGAAATGTATAAGTTCTTTGAAGATAGAATGATAGTTGCACCAGCGAGTGGTAAAGAAGAATATCACTATTGTTATGCAGGTGGTTATGTAAATCATGTACTGCATGTTTGTGAAACGGCATTAGAAGTATCCAAGACCTATGAAAAGGTTGGTGGGTATAAAGATTGGACAGATGAAGAACTCATCTTTTCTGCTATGCACCACGACTTAGGTAAGGTCGGAGATTTACTTGGGGAGTATTACATTCCACAAGATAATGATTGGAGAAGAAAGACTCTCGGTGAGATATTCACACACAATACAGAAATAGATAATATGAGAGTTACCGATAGGGCGTTGTTTTTACTGCAACACTTTGGGGTAAAGGTCAATCTAAAAGAAACTCTTGCTATCAAGGTATCTGATGGACTCTATGACGAAGCTAACACCTACTATATGAAAGTGTTTGACGCAAGTCGTTCCTTAAAAAATCATATGCCGTACATCATACATTGGGCTGACCATATGGCTACACAAGCTGAATTTGATGAGTGGAAACGAGAAGATGAGGATAACAAAGAGGAAATGGAAAGTAGGTTAAGTAATATTAAAAATATTAGCGTCGGTAAAAAAGAATCAAAACCTAAAACCAAACAAAAAGATAAAGTTTTAGAATCAAAACATCAAGATTTATTTGATGAATTATTTGGAGATGATAAATGATAATAGAAATAGTATTAGGATTAGTAATTCTTGTTGAATCATATGTAATATGGAATTTAATGAGAAAAACAGAACTACTTGAAACTTGGGTAGAGAACTTTACCGATAGGGTAAATAAAGTCCAACAAGAGTTAAGTGAAATAGACTCAACTGGTCATTTTGAATCAGATGACGAAGTGGGTTCTATATTCACATCAATAAAAGAAGTAATAAACGATTTAAACAATAATACCGAACAGGAGTTAATTAGTGAGTAAAGCAACTAAACCAGTAAAGAAGAAGAAAAAACCTAAAAATTATTATTTTAATCAGACAACTGAAAATGCTATCATTCGTTACAACAAAACAGATAGTGCTAGGTTAAAGAATAAAATATATACTGAACATATTGCATATGCTTTTGATAAGTTAGCTGAGAATATTATTCATACATTTAAGTTTTATTATTTTGATGTTCCATCAGAACAAGTAAAACACGAAGTAGTTTCGTTTCTTGTTATGAATATGCACAAGTTTAAAGAAGGTAAAGGTAAGGCCTTTTCTTATTTTAGTATTGTAGCAAAGAATTATTTAATACTACATAATAATAAAAACTATAAGAATTATAAGATTCACGATAAGATGGATGTTCTTGATTATAGTAGAAATATTCGTGAATCTCAAGATATGAAAGATGTTGCAGATTTTAATGAAGAATATGTAAATCAAATGCTAGAGTATTGGGAAGAAAATCTAACTAATATATTTAGACGACAAAAAGATATATTAGTTGCAGATTCTGTATTAGAAATGTTTAGACGAAGGGATAATATAGAAAACTTTAATAAGAAAGCTTTATATATTCTTATTCGTGAGATGACTGGTTCTAAAACTCAACACATCACTCGTATAGTTAATATTATGAAAAAATATAATAATCAACTAACAAGAGAGTTTCAACAGACTGGTCAATTAGATACTGCTAACACAGGATCATTTTTGTAACAATTTGTTATGTAGTGTTACACATTTGTGTTACGAAATGATACACTCTTAAAAAACTTCTAAAAAATAAAAGACCTCATTTTTTGAATGGGGTTTTTTTGTGCCCTTGTAACTTCATACATATAGACACTTAAAATTATTTTTATTTTTTTTCTCAAAATAGGGTAGTTTGGTATAGTTCTTGTAGTATATAGGTAGAGATAGATTATTCGAATCTATTAAAACGAAATAATAAAGGAGAACTGAAATGTTCGAAACTATAAAAAAACTCGTAAAATCTTTTATGAGAAAACTCAAGAGTACTAATGGTAATTCACTAGCTGAATTCGCTGTTACTACTGCAATGATGGCAACACTTGCTACAACAGCCGCACCAAAATTTGGACAAGTTGGAGCAGGAGCTAAAGAAAAGAAAACAATGAATAACATTGACAAAATTCTTACAGTTGCTAATAACTTTTACAACCAAACATTGTCTGAAGAAGGTAAAGGAAGATTTCCTGGACAAGAGAAGTATGATGTCGCTGTAGGTGGTGTCACTTTAGCTGAAGGAGCTTCTACTGATGAAACTCTTGAAGCTTATGTGGAAACAATACTTGACCAAAAAGTATCTTATACATCAGAGTTAGGTGAGTTCGTTTATGTATTTTCACCAGCATCAGATGATGATGACGCATTACAAGGTGATTGGATGAGTTTAGAATCATCAGTTGGTTACGATGGTAACGATGAAATTGGTGCTCTTGACTTCAAACAAGACTTTGGTAACAATGGTATGACAAGTCCATTTCAGGATGGTTCATACGCATATTTAGTAATACCAGGAAGTGGTAGTGGTACATCCGCACAAGCTCCTGTTCTTGTAGTAATAGATACTGAGAATCCATCTAAACTACATAAAACTTTAGTACCTTAATCGAAAATAAAAAAACACCGAAAGGAAAAACAATGAAGAACATATTAAAAAATACATCGAAAGGTTTCACATTGATTGAACTTGTAATGGTTACAATCATATTAGGAATCTTAGCAGCTGTAGCAATTCCAAGATATCAACAAACGGTTGATAACGCAGAAGCAACAGCAGAAAAGGCATTTGTAGATATGGTATGGGCAGGAGTAGAACAAGAAGCTTCTGAAAGACTAACAGATGATGGACTTGAAGCATGGCCTTACAATCCACTAACAGTTATTGGTAGAAGCCGTAACATATCAGTTACTCTATTTGAAGGAGTACCTGATGAGGATAATGAATGGCAGTTTAGTGTAGATGCAGCTGGTGAACCAGCAATCTTTCATCATAGAAGAAATGACGAAATCTACTACTACAAATACGATTCATTGACATTTGAGTTAGACGAAGAACCTACACTTTACACAAACGAATAATTAATGGGGGATTTGAAAATCATTTCCCCTATTTATTATAAAGAGGTATTATGAGATTTAAACTCACAAATGATATTTTAGAAATTATCTTATTTGGATCAATAATGGTTACTTTAGGGTTCGTATTTCTTAACGATGACGAACCCATTAAAGTGCAAAGTGAACCATCAGTTGAAAATTTTGATGACTATCCATTACAAGCATGGCAAACCTTAGATAGAAAAGGTGGAGAATGTGTAAAGGTTCGTTATCGTGTAGAGAAAAATAAAACTCGTTTATATATGATAAATGCCGATGGAAAGAAAGTTCACACACAACCAATATCTTTAAGTCCACACAGAGATGGTAGGGATAGGATAGAAACATATGTTTGGAAACTCTATCGAACCGAGTGGACGGATAAGATAGCACCAGGTGAATACTTAATCATAGTGGGAACAGAGCATGATAAATCAGCATCAAGAAATCTTACTCTTGAAATCGACATAATGTAATGTGGATGCCATTTGTTATAATAACATTAGGTGTTTGTTTGATTTGGGAATTAGATGAAAGACAAACAATAAAAAAATATAAGAAGAAAAAAAGAATTGAACAACAGAGAGAAAAATGAAATACTTATCAATTGTATTATCAATAAGTGTTATATATTCACAAGTAGACGAACAAGTCTTTGCAGACCAAGGCATCGAAAGAACATCTGAATTTAAACGAGGTAAAGCCTACGGACAAGATTGTGATGATACAGAATACAGAGATTACAAAGGGTATCCTGCTTGGAAAGGTTATGGTGGATGGATATCTGAATGTGATTCAATTCGTACCGTAAATTTAGACAGAGAGTTTGCTGAAAAAGATAAAATCAGACAAAGAGAAAAGGCTATACAAGATAGTATTGATATGAAAGAAGCATTAGTAGAGATAGATAATTTAGATTTAGATGCTATGTGGGAAAATACGGTTTGGGTTGAGATAACAGATATAGAAGATACTATATATGGAGAAGTAGAACAGATTACAGCTGTTGCTGGTGTTCGTGGAGCGGAAGCAGAGGACGAGGCATTGAATCATTTATATTATAGAAGAAGTATGAAAGGTCTTGCTCTAATAGACCTACAAAAGGCCTATGGTAAATTAAAAATAAAAAGAGATAACTTAATTAAAACAAATCCTAAACATCCAAAGTTAGAAAAATTTGACAACCTCTTGTCACAATTACAAATTAAAATAAATAAATCATAAACTAACAAAAAAGTTGTGTTGTTTCTAAATGTTTAAGATATTTAGTATTGGAAGATGATGACACTTCCAACAAAATAGTAACTTATCATTTAAAAAGGAGACACACATGAAGCGACTAATGTGTATGTTCTTAATGGGCTTGATTTCCGCTCAAACATTAAAAACAGCACTACCACAACCAAAAGAACCTTTCGTTCTTACTTACTACGACATTAGAGAAGATATACTTTTAAAGACGCCACACGGTAAAATAACAGTAGATTTTTTTATAAATGAGAGAGGAGAAGTAGAGGATCCAGTTATCAAGGATACTTTCAATATCAACCTTAATGAAGTAGTGTTGGATAAATTAAAAGAAACATCTTATTATCCAGCAACTCAGAATGGACGACCAGTTCGAATCAAATATACATTACCAATAGTATTTAAATAACGGAGGCAAAATGTTAGAATACTTTTTATTGGGAGTTTTAGCACCTATCTTTCTAAATCTTATGCACCTATGTGTAGGAATATATGTAGTAATTCAAAGAGGAAATATGATGTCATTGGGATTTTCAGGTATGGGATTTATAACCAAAACCATAGGGATGATATTTCTCACTTGGTTAGGAATAGTTAAGCTGAATATGGATTTTCAAATCTATGTTCCGTTATTAACATTCTTTTGGTTCTTCACTCATATCGTAGAAGCCTTTGTGATTAATCATTATATGAAAGAGAACGTACCAAAATTTCTACAAGACATACAACTCAATTAGTAAATAACTATTAAGCAAAAAAAAGGGGAACAATAGTTCCCCTTTTTCATTATCCGATAATAGCTATTTACGAAATAAACCCACCAACACCAATAATGCGACTAATCCAGCGAAACCGGATTCGCCGAAGTTATTTATGATTGATGTCAGGTTACCAATAACATTTACGCCAAAGATTCCACTCCCAAACAATACTTCGCTTACAGCTCCGATTGCTATGAAAGAGGCGAGTAGTTGAGCGATATCATCTACCCAACCTTTGACTAATGTGATGACTTCCTTCATTAGTTATCTCCCGTTGTTTTTTCTTATCATTTAACAAAAAAGGGATATTTAACTTCCGTTTTCTGTGTCGAATAAAATCCGACATATATAATTATAGTATATACAAATTTTTTGTTAGCAATATATATGCACCGATTTTTCAGTTAGTTAATATTTATTTATGAGTTATAATATCTATTTTTAATCAATATAAGGAAATAAAATGGCACAAGATTATGAATTATTTGAGGGTAAGTCACTATCATCATTGTTCAAAGATATTTACGATAATTCCAAACACAATAAAACACAACTTGAAATATTAGTAAAAGAAGTTGCTGGATATATTAAAGATGGGGATATGGCTATTCAGTTAATTCCTATGATAAAAGAGTATTTGGAAATCAATGTAAAGAACGATGAACAACTTGTCAAACTGGCAACGGTTGTACAGAGGTTAATTGCCGCTGAAGGTAAGGGTAGTAGTGAATCCGAATTTGGTTTATCAGAGAAAGAAAAGGCTCAATTACTCACAAGTATAGATGATGTAGTGGTTGATATGCAAAAAAAATCAGATAGTCTTACACAAGATATAAAGTCAGTTAAGGATAATTAATGTCATATTGGGGCAAAAATGAGGATGCCGGCACAGATACTAAACGAGATAACTCTGTAAGTCAAGAGAAGGCATCTGGTGGTGTTCTTACCAGTGCAGCCATTAGAGCTCTAATTAAATCTTCTGTACCTAATTTTAAAGATAATACTTTTTATGAATTAGAAATGGCAGAAGTTATGGGGGTACTTTTAGATGAAAAAGACTTACCAGATTTAGCAGATGGAAGTGGAAAAAATTGGTCTTTGATGGGTTCTATATCTGCTAGAATGATTAATAGTGAAAAAGATGCACCTATACAAAATACAAGTACGATAAAATCATTAAATCCATTTGAACAACAATATCCAATACGAGGAGAATATGTTGTAGTTGTAACTTATAATAAAGTTCAATTTTACATTAGTGGTATTAATATATTTAATAATCCTAATAGTAATGTTAAACCAGGTTTAAGTGGATATAGACCTGATGAGCTTATAGAAGAAGATTTTATTTATGAAAATTTTGAAATAGATAATGAAATCAGAAGATTATTTCCGTATCAAGGGGATAGTATTTTACAAGGTAGATGGGGAAATACTATACGATTTGGAAGTAATATTGTACCAGATTCTCACGGAGATGAGGATACTAAACAAGATTCACCAAACATTCTTATTAGGGCAGGACAACTATTCGACGCTTCAGATTTTGGTAAAAGTGGGGAAGTACAAAATTTAATAGATAGTCCAAAGAAACCTGTAAAAGAAGATATCAACGCCGATGGTAGTTCGATATGGGTGACTACCGACCAATCAGTAAAACTTAATATTGCAACTACAAATGCAATAAGTCATAAGTATATGACTGCTAACCATCAAGACGACCAACCACAAGAGGGTGGGAAACAAATTACACTTAATTCCGATAGGATAACCTTTAATACAAAAAAAGGAAAACTACTCGGATTCAGTAATGATGGTATAGGATTTTCTACACAAAAAAGTTTTACGGTTGATGCAGATAATGGAGTTGCTATGAATTCGGGCGGAGGAACTTCTATGGCTATGGTTCCAGGTGGTATAAGTTTAGTCACTCCAGGAAATTCAAGACTTGATTTAGGTGGTGGTGAAACAGGTGATGCAGATAAGATTACTTTATCAAGTGAGTGTCCATCATTTTTAATACTTGATGATAAGGCACATTTAGAATCTTGTGATGGTGCAAAAATACATCTTGATGATTGTGCCGGAATGGAAGATGACCAAGGTTCGTTTCTAAGAATAGGTGGTAAAGCACAAGGTGTGACAGGATATGTACTTGGTAGAGATGATATGGGACAACAACATCTCGTTTATGGAGAAGCATTAACTGATATATTAGATGAACTTATTACATCTATTTTAAATATAACGGCAATTCCAACTGGAGCAGGACCAAGTGGACCTGTAAGTGCAACACCATCACTTGCAGATTTTGAAAGTGTTCGTGCAAAACTTTGTGATTTATTAATGAAACCAGAATAATGGCACTTGATAAAAATACTTTAAGGGATAACTTAGTTGATAATTTTACTACAATTAGAGATGATACTACGGGTAAGTTAACTAAACAAGATTCTGCAAATGGATTTGCAACAGCAATTGTAGATTACGCAAAAGAAGCCGAAGTTCAGATTCCAGCTCCTATATCATTATTTATAACTGCGGCCGGTCCTGATCCATCAGTAGCTGGTATGAAATTAAAAGTAAGTGGAATAGAGACTGCTAAACCAGCACTTGTAGCTCAGATTATGTCGAGTTATACATTAATGGACCCGACTATGAATTTAATCTCATTGGGTATAGTAACTTTTACAGCATTAATGATAAATTTTAGTAATTCACTTAAAACTGTAAATGCAATAGGAACAACTATAATGGCAGTACCACCAATATTTCTACCCTCAACTAAGAAAGGTATGGATGGTGGAAGTATAGAAAATGTTTGTGATGAGATGGCAAAAGTAATACATACATCATTCTCAGCAAGTGTATTTACTGGAGTAGGAACTAATGTAACAGCCGTATCAACTGGTCCTGTTGCAGGAAAATTAGTGTAAAAATAAAAACAAAATATTTATTAGAAGAATAAAGGAGTTTATAATGAAAAAACAAGAACTAATAAAGATAATCGAACTTGTAGTTCGTAAAGAAGTGAAGAAACAGGTTAACGAGATATTTATTAACGAGAATAAGTTATCTCAAGAACCATCACTTACCGAATTAGTTTCAGAACCAATACCTAAAAAAGTACAAAAACCTAAAAAGAAGGTTCAATATACTTCAAATAAAACTTTAAATGAAGTTTTAAATGAAACGGTTGGATTAACTGGTAAAGGTAGTACACCAAATTCACAAGTAGATGAATTTGAAACTTTAGGGGGTGGAGTATTTGACCAATCAAAAATGGCTGAAATGATGGGATATGGTGGAGTAAACTCATCCGGCAATGAAGAACAGCGAAGAAAAATAGCAGCGGTAGATTCAATCAAAAAGGCTGGTGTTAAAGTTGACCAAGTTCCAGATCATGTAACGGATGCATTAACAAAAGATTATCGTGGTGTATTAAAGGCCATTGATAATAAAAAGAATGGAGGAGGATTCCGTCCATAATGGAGTTAGTAAATGGGTAGAGCACGAAGTGCATTAGAATTAGATTTAGATCCAGATGTAACAATCGGTTTGGGTTTACCTATGCAACACGATGATAATAATGGATTTTTTCCAGGTACTCAAACAACTCTTTCACAGACTGGTAGTAATATTAGAAATCTTTTATTAACCAATAAGGGTGAGAGGGTTGGACAACCAACTTTTGGTGCAGATTTAATGAAGGTTTTATTTGAACCTATGAGTGATGATTTAATTTCACAAGTTGAACAGAGTATTGGAGAATCTATGGCGCAGTGGTTACCGCATGTTACTGTAAAAAAATTAGAAGTAGAGGCAAATGATGTCAAACCAAATCAGTTAGATATAAATCTTCAATTTGCACTTGCTATGAACCCAACGGTTCATGAAACCATAACCCTAAGTTTTCTTACGGGTACATAATTAGTGGAGAAACAGAATGGCAAATAGAGTCCAAAAGGATGTAAGATATTTAAACAAAGACTTTGGTGCCTTTAGAGAAAGTTTAATAGAGTTTGCAAAAACTTATTATCCAAATACATATAATGACTTTAATGAGGCATCACCTGGTATGATGTTCATAGAAATGGCATCTTATGTAGGAGATGTCCTTTCTTACTATGTTGATAGTCAGTTTAAAGAGATGTTATTAGCATATGCCGAAGATAGAAAAACTATCTATGAAATGGCACAAGTATATGGATATAAACCTAAAGTAACACGACCAGCATTTACAACAGCTGATGTTTTTCAGACTGTACCAGCACGAGGAACTGGTACTAATGTTAAACCAGATATGAATTACGCATTAACTATCAATGAAGGTACACAAGTTAGTGCAAATAATGGTACTACCTTTAGAACATTAGAAGATGTAAATTTTAAATTTTCAAGTTCTTTTGACCCGTTACAAATAGATGTATTTGAAGTCAACCCAACTAATAAAGTTCCGTCATTATATTTGTTAAAAAAATCAGTTAAGTTAGGAAGTGGAACTATACAATCTGAAACTTTTGATTTTAGTTCTGCAGAATCATATCCAAGAATAAAATTAGCAAAACAAAATGTAATCGAAATACTTTCTGTTACAGATAGTGATAGTAATAAATGGTATGAAGTTCCATACTTAGCACAAGATACATTATTTACAGATGTAGAAAATACAGCAGCAACTGATCCAGATTTAGTTCAATACAACGACACCGTTCCGTATCTTTTAAAATTAAAAAAGACACCAAGAAGATTTGTTACTTACATTGTACAAGATGGTTCAACTGAATTAAGATTTGGTTCAGGTATATCCGATAGTCCAGATGAGGAAATAGTTCCAAACCCAAGTACGGTTGGTTCGAGTTTACCTGGTAGTCCAAATAAACTTGATACATTTTTTGATCCTGCAAACTTTCTTAAAACTGAAGCTTATGGTCAGGCACCAGCAAATACTACACTTACTATAAAATATGCATATGGTGGTGGTATAGAAGATAATGTAGCCGTAAATAGTATATCAAATATTTCCGAAGTTTCATTTACAGTAGAAGAAGATAATCTTGTAGCAAGTACATTACTAACTACCAAGAATTCAGTAGCAATTGCAAATCCATATCCAGCTACTGGTGGTAAATCGGCAGAATCTACCGAGGAGATTAAACAAAACGCATTAGCTTATTTTCAAGCACAAGGTAGAGTTGTGACTAAAGAAGATTATATAACACGAACATATGCTATGGGTAACAAATATGGTGCAGTTGCAAAGGCATACATTGTACAAGACGAACAATTAAATATACCAAATATGCAATTAGAAACTTCTCCAGGATCTGGATTGTTTGTAGACGAGAGAAATATAGACCAACTTAGGTCTAAAGATTTAGTTTCTTCTAAAACAAAATTAGATAATCCTATGGCATTAAATTTATATACACTCGGATATAATGAGAATAAACATTTGACTCAATTAAACACCGCAGTAAAACAGAATTTAAAAACATATTTATCTCAGTATAGATTGGTGACAGATGCAATCAATATTAAAAATGCTTGGATTATAAATATTGGAGTTAAATTTAGTTTTATAGCTAGACGAGGATTTAATAAAAATGAAATTACTTTAAGGGCAATAGAATCAATTAAAGAATTTTTCCGAATAGATAAGTGGCAAATAAATCAACCTATTGTGGTTGCAGAATTAGCACAAATTATTTCACAAGTGGAAGGAATAGGAGCCATTGTTCCACCAGCAGAAAACAATCCTAATAAATTACCACTATTAATTACTAATAAATTTCAAGAATCGGATGGTTATTCGGGTAACATATATGATATAAATTATGCCACAAAAGATGGTATTATTTATCCGTCATTAGATCCAAGTATTTTTGAATTAAAATATCCAAATACAGATATCGAAGGTAGGTCGGTTGGTGATTCTGTTGGTGTGGCGTATTAAAGGGAGATAGTAAATGCATTATTTTGAATTTCCAACAAAAGATACTACATTATATGAAGATAGTGGAAGTAGAAATACAGGATTAGATGAAATTCTCGAAGTTCGTAAAGATATGAATGCTGATGGCAGTGTGGTTACGGTATCGAGAGCTTTAATTAAATTTGATTTAACTTATATTTCATCATCTGTACATAGTGGTTTAATACCATCTAACGCAAAATACTATCTAAATTTATTTGATGCAAATTCATCTGAATTGAATGTAGAACAAACATTATACGCATATCCAATTAGTCAATCTTGGACAAATGGTTCTGGAAAACATGATTCTAATCCTACTATCGAAGATGGATGTAGTTGGAAATGGAAAGATGGTGTTACTGGAAAAACTCAATGGAATGAAGTTTCACAATCGGGTGGAACTTGGTATAGTGGAAGTGGATATATTGCTTCTCAATCATTTACTAACGAAGCTGCAGATGTAAGAATGAATGTTACAGATATTGTTAACAAGTGGATAGGTGGTAGTGGTTATGTACCAAATGAAGGTTTTATGTTAAAGCGTAGTGGAAGTATAGGTAATACTGATACAAGTCTTGATGAGGGTAATACTACAAGATTTGGAAACTTTAGTTTCTTTTCAAGAGAAACTCATACAATTTACCCACCTAAGTTAGAAGTGGTGTGGGATGATTCTAAATGGAATACTGGATCATTAAGTCCTTTAACATCCGATAATTTAGAAGATATGGTTTTGTATATGAGAGGATTACGACCTGAATATAAAGAAAAATCAAAAGTAAAATTTAGAGTTGTTGGTCGAGAAAGATATCCTGAACGGACATATTCATCAACAAATTTATATGAAACAGGACACAACACTGCAAAATATCTACCAAGTGGAAGTACCTATTATGAAATAAAAGATGCATATACTGAAGATGTACTTGTACCATTTGGAAGTGGTTCTGTTGTAAGTTGTGATTCTACTGGAAACTATTTTAATTTTTGGTTGAATGGATTACAAGCAGAAAGATTTTATAGAATAAATTATAAAATTGTAAGTGGTAGTGGAACTGCCGAAGAAACTATTCAATATTTTGATGAGAAGAATTCATTTAAAGTAACGAGATAACATATGCCGTACACAAAAAAAGAACTAAAAGAAAACGAGTTTTGGCAAAAATTACATGAACAAGATAGAGTTGAGTATGAACACAAATTACAACAAGCTATCGATTTACAAGATGTAGTTGAAGTAGTCGATGAAAAACTTGGAAAACTTCCTTTAGAAAAAACTAAACCATTGAGAAACGATTCTGGTACTTTTTTGGCATTTGAAAATCCTGATACTGGATTAAATTATGATAGACCAGACCAATACATTTCAGTAGAAAAATTATCACCTCAGTACCATAGTGGTGAAATAAGAGATAAAGTTTTAGATACAGAGATAAAGGAACTCGTATAATATGGGCCGTAAATTAACACAACTTAGTGATAAAGATTATCAGCTTCTAAAGAAAGAAACTCCTACAATATTAGGTGAAAACGGACAACATTTTCCTACATTTGGAAACAACATGGAAGATTATGTAAAGTTCTGTATTTACAATGTAAATGATGAGTATATTAAATCTGGTATTAGTGAAGATTTTGAAAATAGTGGAGAATCAATAAAGTTAAAACCAGGAAATGATTTACGAAAGGCTGGTTTTACTCGTGGTGATTACAAAATTAAATATTTCTTTCATAGAAGAATTGGTGGTGCTGATGAAATGGTTCTCACCAAAACTGTCGGAAGTGAATCAGGAATAATTCATAGTAGTAATCCACAGCTTACTGGTGTACCTATGGGTGAGTTTTATATAGAAGAAGATGGTAAAGTTTATATGGGTTCTAATAAACCAACCGATGGAAGTAAACCACAAGAACTTGATGTAAAAGAATATAAATATTTTATAGATGAAATTTCTGCAGATAGAACTGAGGTAAGACTTGCAACTCAAATGATTAATTTAAAAAAATATAAAGATGAATTTTATGAATTGTCAAATACGGTTGGTACATATACATCTATAACAGATGATTCTGGAAAAGGATTTGGTGAAATAGCAAATAAAAATAACCCAAGATTTGAAATTAACGCCAAAGATGGAAATGATTTAGGATTTGAAAGTAAATATATCGGTGGACAAGTCCAAGTAGATAACGCCTTTATTGTCGGATATAACAATAAAACAAATACAACACAAAATGATAATTGGTCACCAAGTGATCCTATACCAGCAGCATATATTGAAGCATATGATTTAAAAGATGCTGGTTTTCCTATGGCAGTTAGATATGTGGTAAAAGATGAACAAACAGAATTAACCTTGTTAGGACATGATTTTGTAGGTTATCAACCTATACCAAATTTAGTAACTCCTGGATTAAAATATCTTTTTGATTTTGGTTGTGGACACACAGAGATGACCGATGCACCTTTTGCTAATCATACATATGATACAATAGGAAATTATAATCCTACCGTAACCATAATGACACCTGATTTCACATCAGTTGTTGATGAGGTTTACAAAAATACAGGCATATCACAAGACGGGCCTGGATTAAGAGGTAGTAAATTAAGTGGATTTACACCGACACCTGCAGATTCAACACCAGGAACTTCAACACCAGATGTTCCGAGTATATCTGCATTAGATGGAAAGGTAATCAGGTGGGATGGTAATGCACAGAGTCAAGGAATACCACAAAAAATCGTTGGTGAACCTGCAGCCTCAACTACAAGATGGTATATTCAAAATGGATATAGAAGGTGGATTACAAGTGATTACAATATAAGTTTGTTAAGAGAGACATTAGGATTAGATGAAGTAAATGATTTTCAATTATACACAAATTTAATTAATTCAATACCTGTAGGTCCTAATATATCAGGACTTACTTTTACTACGGGTACACCAAATTTAACCGATACAATAACAGAGGCTGATTACGGAGTTTTAATATTACCAAGCTATGAAGAAGATGAAACCGAAGAAGAAACTGATGATAGTGATTCCGATGATAGTTCTGAATCAAATGAAATGTACACCTTAGAACTTAACTTAGAGGCATTTTTGGGAGGAAATGTAGAACAATTACCATATAATGATGATGATGATGATAATCAAGGTACATCGTTAGATGCAAGTTGGTTAGTAAATGGACAGCCAGTAAATTCTTACTACTCCAGTCAAATGTTTGAGGCAGGTACAAGTGTTGAGGTTCAGGTGGTTGTAGAATCATATCCACCTCAAGAATATGATTTTATAAATTGGACAACTGGTGGTCAAAATGTTAGGTACTCAAATCCAAGAACTTTTATAATGAATAATGATAAGTCCACCACAGCTCAAGTTGGGATACCATTCTAATGAAAAATAAACGAATCATATATTGGGGTGGAACACATCAAACTACAATTCCTCGAATGGGGGCATGTGGTGATGGAGTGGAAGTCAATCCTGCAGAGGGAGCTGGTGGAGGACCAGGAAAACCAGCAGCGTCAGCTTCAGCACCAGACGGGCCAGGATTATTTGATAAACTTAAAGGATTATTACCTGCATTAGCACTCGGAGCTTTAGCTATAGCTGCAATAGCTGGTGTGGCATTTATGTTAAAAAAGAATCGAGAGCCAGATGGTGGTCTTGATTTAGATTTTGATGCCAGTTTATCTGATGAGGAGAATTTCGCAAATCTTGGGCTTGATATACAAGGGGCAACATCTGTAGCCCGTGCAGGAAACGATGGAAAACCTGGATTTGATTCTAATGGATTATCAATCCCACCTGCATTTGTTGGACAACAAGTAATAGATGAAGATGGTAATCTTTGGGTATATAAAGATCCACCAGGAATGTGGATTATGTTTGATGATGCAGAACCAAGATATATTAGTGATGGTGATGAAAATTTACCAATTTATGCACCTTATGTTGCAAATATAACAGATGTTTTAAATCCTGTAACTATTACGGTTGATAAAACTTGGGCGGAAGCTTCATCAGAAATAGATAACCAAAAGAATTTTCACCCTACCCATCCATCTTGGAAAGTTTTATTTCCAAAGGATAAAGATTTATACACATATCTACAATTTGATGGAGATAAACAAAGTTTAACAATTAATTTTTCAAAGGATACTGAAAATTATAAAGAATATCCTAACTCATTAGTTTATAAATTATATGAACCATTACCTGATGGAATAGAAAAGGGTGATTTAACATATGTGGTTAAGGAGATGGCATCACCTTATACTGAAACGGTCGAGTTGGTAGATTTTGTAGAAGAAGATATAGATGCTGTATTATTGAGAAACCCTAAGTGGGATAATGAAACTCATCAATCAAGTTATTTTAGTCCTCGTGATACTAAATTTAAAAATTATGATGAATTAGTTACGAGTGATTCTAACATAAAAGAACAGATTGAAAATGAAATTATAAGTGGTAGTTTTATGGATAGCATAGAACTTTCAGGAATAGATTATAGAAGATGGGATAACTTTGTTCATTTTAGTTCGATTGAAGATAGACTTGTAAATTTTAAAACTAAATTACAAAAAATTGAATTATTTGAAAGTCAGAGTAAAAGTTTATTTGGTATATCTGGCTCATTAACATATACACAAACTTCAAGTTTATCAACAAAAGTTAAAAAAATTAAAAATGAATTTACACCTTTTGAAAACTATATGTATTTTCAATCTTCATCTTATATATCAAGTTCTCTTGGAGAATTTTTTGACAATACTTGGCCAAAGAATGGTGGAAGTGGAACTAAATTAAACGCATATAGTTTATATCCAGTTACATCATCTAAGGCAACATCTTGGTATAATGAACAAATAACATCAGCATCCCTTTTTGATAGAAATAATAGAAATAGATTATTGACTAATATACCAGACCACATTACAAATGATAATAGAAATGTAGCGTTTCACACTTTTATTAATATGGCTGGAGAGCACTTTGATGGTATATGGTCATACATAGAACAGATACCACAAATATATGATAGACGACAACCATTAAATGAGGGACTATCTAAAGATTTAATTTATGCAGTTGGTAGGTCATTAGGGTTTTATTTAAATGACGGACAAGATTTAATTGAACTTCCAAAATTATATCTTGGTCAAGAGGCTACTGGTTCTGATGCTAGTGTTTTTAGCCAACATTCTTCTGTAGCACAAAAAGATATATCGAGAGAAATTTGGAAAAGAATGATAAACAATATGCCATTCTTTTTAAAGACAAGAGGAACTCTGAGGTCGTTTAAAGGATTAATAAGTTGTTATGGTATACCATCAACAATATTAAGAGTTAAGGAGTATGGAGGACCCGATCCAGCACCTGATGCACAGCCATCATATTTTATAGATAAAAATTTTACTAAGGCATTAGATTTTAAAGGTGAACAATATGTATTGACAACTTGGGCAAACGATACCAATAGTGGTAGAAAACCTGATACAATAGAATTTAGATTTCGTTCTCAAGCAGCAAGTGGTTCGTTTCAAACATTATTACAGGCAGGGGCAAATCCTGGTGGATTCGCTATAGGTATAAAGGAAGATACGAACTCATCAAGTGATAATTATGGACACGTCGCATTCAGACTTGCACATGGTTCGGATTCAAGTAAAGGTTATGCCGAACTTTCTTCATCATCACTTCCTGTTCATGACGGAGAATTTTATTCTGTAGCATTAACTCGTGTATCTTCAAGTGGTGCACAATTAAGTGTTGATACCACATCTCAAAGAATACAATACAGATTGATGGTTAAGAAGTATGACGAGGGTAGGAGTAAAATTTATTTAGATTCTGATGAAACTATGATTGTAAATGGTGCGGTTAGTTCATCGTGGAATGGTTCGTTTACAGGAAACGAAACTGCTTATATTGGTGGGGCACCTGATAATTCGTTTGGTAATCAGATGACTGGTTCTATGATGGAATTTCGTTATTGGAACACAGCTTTATCTGAATCTAACTTTGATAATCATGTAAGGTCACCAAAATCATTTAATGGAAATCACCCATCTGCATCTTGGACAGATTTAGTATTACGATATTCGTTTGATGATAATAAAGCATTGAATAGTGATGGTGATATTCGTGATACAAGTGCAGACCAATCTTATATTCAGTCAGGAAGTGCACAAGGATATACATCTGGTACATTACCACATTTCCGTTCAGTTGTAGACGAAGAACAGATGAGAATTCCTAACTTAGGCCCAAATAGACGAGTATCAAATAAGATTAGATTAGAAAATAGTAAATTAGTTTATGGTAATTTAAGTCATAACAAACGAGTTGAATTAAGTGCATACGATACTGCAGCTTTAGATAGTAATAAGTTGGGAATTTATTTTTCACCAACTGATGTAATTAATGAAGATATTATTCGTTCTATAGCAGACTTAGATTTTGACCAATACATAGGTGATCCTCGTGACCAATATAAATTAAGATATAGACAACTCGAAGATATAGGATTACAATATTGGCAAAAGTACTTATCACCAAATAATTTTTGGGATTATATAAGATTAATAAAATATTATGATACTTCTTTATTTGAACAACTAAGGTCATTTGTACCTGCAAGGGCCAGAGCAAATGTTGGTTTATTAATTGAACCAAATATACTTGAGAGAAAGAAAGAAGTTGTAGGTGAACCACCTAATTTTGATGATTTGTATATTGAAGGAGATGCAAACGCATTAACATATTCTTCATCAGCCGTTCCTGAAGCATATGCAGTTTCAATGTCAGGATATGCAGTTACCATAAGTGGTTCATATCCAGTTTATCGAAGTGCGATAAGTATGTCGAGTTACATCAACCCAAGTGGTTCGTTTGATTCATACGAAGGTACAATTACAAGTTCATTTCACGAACCATCTAAATATATCTTAACTCAGTCAATCAACTCGGATTATGGATATAAAATATATGATATCACAGTAGGTGGTCCTGCTCATGTATTTGAGGAAGCATTACAACCTACAATAACAGGTTCAAGAATATCTGAACATAATTATGAGTATAGGTTCTTCTATACATCTTCAAGAGATGCCTTAAAGGATCACGGATATACTTTTGATTCACAGAAAAATAATTTTCATTCTTCTTCTTTTCATAGAAGTGAAATACAAAGTGTGGGATATGATAATTCATACTTTAGATTGGCATACTTAGGATGTCAGCAAACAAAATATACTACTACGGACAAAGAACCTCCAGTTTCTATAACTGTAACTTCACCAACAACATTGGTAACACAGGAACCTGGAGAATCTAAGTTAAAAGTAAAGTAAAAATACGAAAAATTAGAGTTTGATATATTTATAGTTGAGAAAGTTTTATTCACGATTATATTTAAACTCCAGTTTAAAAGAACAAAAACAATAAATTATCTTTATTTAGGAGACAAAAATGGGATTTCTAAACAACACAACGATTACAATCGATGCTATTCTAACCAAAAGAGGTAGAGAATTATTAGCTAGAGGTAGAAACGAATTTAAAGTAACAAAATTCGCATTAGCAGATGATGAGGTTGATTATCGTCTATGGGATACATCGCATCCAAACGGAACTAATTTTTATGGAGCTGTTATTGAAAACATGCCAATATTAGAACCTGTACCAGATGAAACACAAGTATTAAAATATAAACTTGTTACCTTACCAAAGGAAACTTCAAGATTACCAATACTTGATGTTTCTATTAGTTCACTAAACTTTACTTCGGGACTAGCAAGTGCAGAAATTGTTGCACCAGGAACATTAAACTCAACAGATGCAGAACAAGGGTATACATTTATCATACACGATACATCGGTAGCTAAACTTGAAGTAAATCAAGCAGCACCAAGTCCTTCTGCACCATTAATTCCAGTCGCTTTAAGTGGTGATGAATTAACACAGAGTCAGAATACAACTGGTTTATCAGCAAAAATATTACCACAAACATTTACTACACCTACGAAGAAATCAACACAATTGACTATCGTGGGTAATCAGACAGGAGCAACAACTACGGTAACTGTTTCGGTCAACAAAACACAATTAGGAAGTCCGGCATCAGCAGCGGGTTCAATCTAAAGAATTATACAAGGAGTTAGAAATGGCATTATCAGGCGCATATAAAGCATTTAATGATGATAACGATATAGTAAAAAACATTAAAAGCGTAATCTCATCAGGAATATGGAGTACAGGAGCGAATACTTTAACGGCCTTCTATACTCAATCCGCACAAAGTTCAAGTACTGGAAAGTATTTTTACGATGTATATAAAACAGACCATACCGATACTGAAAGAGAAGTTCAGTTTTCGATAACTTATGGTCATATACACGGAAGTGGTTCTTTAGGAACTGCGGGAGCCGCGACTGGTAATAGAGCATCAGCTGCGATACACGCACAATTTGTTAATTTACTATTAGGACCTAATGTAGAAAAATTTACATATGGTGGTGATGTAACTTCAAAACATTTTTACGCATTATCTTTACGAAGAGCTCGTATGAGAGAAAAAGTAGATCCAGGAAATTGGGAACTACATTTAAGTGGTAGTGATGTAGCACTGCTACCAGGTACCGATTCACTTATTAAGTTAATTGACGATAGTGGAGCAACAACCAATCCAACCACAGGAGTTGGTGGTCGAGTATTTAATGTTGTTAGTGGTTCAATATCCACTGGAACAGCAGCTACCAATTTAGCAGCAGCATCTCAACCGGGTGGTGGATACGGATTATTCTATCCTGATTTAGGACTCATCGTACTGAACGCTGACATACTACATGCGTCAGGTGGTATAGCAACAGTTACAGGTTCAAATACCGAAGGTGGTAATGTTAGTAAATTTTTCTCTATGATAGAAGGTGGTGGTAAATTCCAAGCCCGTAGAGAAGAAAGAATATCATCGACACATTATTTCTGTCGAGCAGGAAACAAAGAATTTAACTTTTCTAACAATCCAACATTCTTCACAGGTTCAACTGGTGAATTTACTCAACCTACATACTTTAAAGATCCAAAGTCGTACATTACAACCGTAGGTCTTTATAATGATTCTAACGAACTTTTAGCAGTAGCCAAGTTGAGTAAACCCGTTCTTAAATCTTTTTCAAGGGAAGCTCTTATCAAAGTAAAGTTAGATTTCTAATAGATAAGGAGCAAAACATATGTTAGGAAATGTCCATCCGCAAGACGTTTCAGTAGAACCATTCAAAGTCCATAAACGATTTCAATTTAGGACTGCCGATACAGGTAGTGGAGTTTATGCTTTAAAAGGAGTTAGTGGAAGTTTTCATAATTTCATGACAGGTTCTGCAAATTCTCAGAGCTTTGGTGTTTATAATTCCATATCTGAAAGTATGGACAAACCAAAATCTACTTGGTATAGCCTTGGAACATATTACGAACTACCATTATATTATAGCATTAATCATTTGTATTATGAAAAATTTAGTGGTAATCCAAAATTACCACACATGAATGAACAACCACAACCATATCTGAGTTGGGGTCCCTCTAATAGAAACAAAATGAATAGAGAATTACACGACAGATGTTCAGTAATTTCGTTACCACAATCTTTAATCGGTGAAAGAATAAAACCTGGTTCTGTAAAAATACTTGATGATTCTAAAGATATAACTTTAGATATAAGAGATGACGGAGATGGTAATTTATATGATTTTGCATTTAGTTCATCATATGCATCACATAGGTCAGCAAGTTTCGATACGGGTGTTGGTATAACAGCACAAGGTAGTGGTAGTGTTGTCGGTAATGTATTTTATGATACTGGAATGGTAGTAATGACAAATACAGGTTCAAGTTATGTAAATGCATTTTTAGGATCAGGTACAGACGGATTTGAAATAGATTATAGAGCAACTCATACAATTTATCAACACGAATATACTGTAATTGCACCAGCAGGTAGATTCAGTAATTCAAAAAATATAAGTGTTACACACCAAAGGAGTGGTAGTATAACCGTAAAAGAAGGGGCAAGTCCTCACTCTCTTTTTCCACCAGGAGATAATCCATCTGCAGCCGCAGGAAGCGGTTCGTTTAATAGTTCTTATGAGGCAACTGAATTTGTAAATTCTTTTGTAACTCATTCTCAGTTTGCACCCTATGTAACAACAATAGGTCTCTACAACGAAAATAATGAACTATTGGTGATTGGAAAAACATCAAGACCTATAAGAAATGAACCAGATTTAGATATGTCATTTGTTTTACGATTTGATGTCTAATTCGCCATATATATAATATTTATTATAGAATAAAAGAGACTGAAAGTCTCAGAAAGGAGTAATATGATAGGATTACTCGAATTATTAGTAGGTATTGTATTGGGTATTGGTATTTCAGATGCATTAGATAGTGCTAAACCAATCTACCCAAATGATTCCACTAAAGTTAGTACAGAATATTATATAATTTATCAAGATAGATATTTTGGTAGAAGATATGGATATTCTTTGTTTAATGACTATTGGTGGCACACACCAAATAATTATCATTATGGATACCGCACTCAAAGAGGAACTGATGTTCCATTAAGAACTTGGGGTGGTACAAGTAAAGGTAGAAAAAGTGGTGAATATACCAAACCTAAAACTCGTAGAGACGGAGAGGGGGGTGGTAAAGGTCGACATCACGGAGGTAAAGGAAATAAAGGAAGAAAGAAAAACTAAAATAGGAGAATAATCGTGGACAACCAAACACAAGGTCTTGTCGAAGGGTTGATAGGACAATATGGTTGGTTATTTATTGTGGGTGTAATAACACTCATCTTTCAAAATACCATAAGAGAGGCAGTAGATGGTTTCATGGTCTTTTTGGGTAATGATTACAACGAAGATGATGTCGTAGAAGTTGATGGAGAACCAGGAAGAATAGTAAGAGTGAGTATGTGGAAAACCGTATTCTTTATCTATCATATAGTTGAGGGTAAAGTTGTCGGTGGTTCAAAGTTGGTAGTGGCAAATTCAAAGTTGAAAGATTTGAAAATAGAAAAACCATTAGCTAATCTTGATTTATCTAAATATTCAAAAAAATAGTATTGTGATATTTATAATTGTTAAGTAACGCTAGCAATATGGAGATATAAATGAAAAAAATATTGATTGGTCTGTTAATTAGTGTAAATTTATTATCAGCCGAAAATGAACTTTGGAAATTTTTTAAGTATTCGACTGCATACGCAAGTTTCAGTTTGAATGCACCAAGACACCAAGATGATAGGTTTGCTATTATAGGTGGGTTGAGTACAGGACAATTACAAGTCGGTAGAACCGAAAGAGAATTAAAACCTGATTTTCAAACATCATTTGGATTAAGAAAAATTGGTAGATTTAATTATGAACCAAAACGAGGTGTTAAGAATGCTGGAGTTGGTGGAACTTGGTATGATGGTTCAGAATCTAATGCTAATGAAAGTGCTACATTTGGTCCTGTTCAAGGATGGGAATATCTAATTAAATGGTCAGAAGGTAGACAATGGGGTAACGAATATTTAAATCAAGAGTATTGGGTAAGATACACAAGTGATTGGTGGATGGCTAAAATAGGTTGGACGGAGTTAGGATTAGAAGAACTTGAATATGGTCAAGGTGAATTAAGATTTAAATGGACACCACCTGTTTTAGATGACAAAATAAATTTAAGTATTGGTGTAAAACATAGACAACATCCTGTTTATGGATTTGATGCTATGGTATTGGATACGACTTGGTACAAAGGACAATGGTGGAATTTCGCAGAAGATGCCTTTGGTATTGATGATAATGCTTGGTTTACAGAAGATTATCATTTAAATGGTGACCGAGATATTCAACTATATGAAATAGATCCTGAAACTGGTGAGTTAAGACCGATTGAAGGTGGTGGTCCTTTTTGGAATGATGATGGTAGATTTGTCGGTGTTGATTGGCTGTGGAGAGATGAGAATGGTAAAATATTTGCATATACAGATAGAGAATATTTCTTATATCACTTTCCAAGAATGTTAGAAAAGTATATTGGTGGTGTCAAACAAGAAATAGGATATCAAAGAGAAACTTCAATAGTATTGGGAGCTGATTTTTATCATTATGATGATTATTGGTGGTTACATGCTTGGGGTAATTGGTTACCTTACCACTTTGGACACGATAAATATTCATATCATAACGGAGCACATTACCAAACTCATTTAGAAGAAGGTGGTGAACCAAATGAATTTAAATTTAAAGACGCGATGTGGCATAATTGGCACGATTATGATTTTGGAGCAATTTTTGGTGTAAAAATTAAAGATAACTTAGGTGTGTTCGCAGAAGGTCGTTATTTAAATTATTGGGAAAGACCAGCATACGATATTAAGTTCGGTATAAATTATCAATTTATGGGATTTTAGGAGAAAACTTATGAGAGATTGTGAATGTAATGGTTGTCAATGTGAGTATGCATGTGAATGTGGATGTTGTTGTGAATGTGAATGTGAAGCATGTGCATGTGTAGTGATATGTGAATGTGAGTGTTGTAAAGACACCGAGTAGAAAGGGAAAAAAATGTTAAAAAAAGTATTGACTTTACTGAGTATTATATTTATATTCAGTTGTGATGATAGAATAGAAGAAATAGGACCTCAAATAATCAATATGTGGATTGATGGTGAAGTTGTGAATGTGGAAGAAAGATACAAACAAATAACCACTTATGGTTCAAGAGATACTTATATAGATTCAATTGGTTCAGACGGAACTTGGATTGTAGAACAAAAAACGAAAAAGATTTTCGTAATACATTTTCAAGTAGAAGATGGTAGAGTTCTTGCATTAAATGAACATTATGCACTTATTTTTGTTGATTGGGATGCAGCAAACTACACCACAAGTTTAATTAACGAAGGATTTTATAGTAACCCACATACAGATGATAAAGAAGTATTGTTACAAATTGTAGGACCTTATGATTACACAATAGGTGCACAAGCATCTATTACTGAGTTGAAAATGATTTCATCAGGACAATATGCAACTGGTAGATGTGAAGGAAGTTTTTATAATCCATTTACTGATTCTGTAATGGAAGGTGTATTGGAATTTGAAAATGTAAGAATAAGTACAGATGAAGCTAATACTACTTATTTTGATATCACTCGTGATAATTAAGAAAGTAGTATAAAACACGGAGAAAAGTAATGGCAGATCAAGCCAGAACAAAACAAGGACAGAGATTGGGAGAATTGTTATTGGATGCGGATATCGTAACCAAACGACAACTTGCCAAAGCTGCTCAAGCACAAGTAAAGGGTGATAAAAGAAAAATAGGTGAAATACTTGTAGAATTAGGATTTTGTACAATAGAAGATTTAACAGACGCGATGTTAGATACACATCACGAAGAAGTAAAGGAAGAAGTAGTGAATAAACCAACAGAAATTAGTGAAGAAAAAGTATTAGGTACTAAATTCACTTTATCAGTTCAAACAATGGTAGCTGCAGGAACAGGATTAGCCTCATTGATTGGTATGTGGTATGCCTTGCAAGCTGAAATACAAGAAGCTAAAGAATTACCGAGTTTAGAAAGTTTATATTCTGCGGAATACCCATCAAGACCAGAGGGATATAATTGGCCAAGATCTTACGAACAATATAAAGACCAAGTAGGTTCACTTCAAGAAGATATGGATGATGTGTATGATAAATTGGATGAATATGAAGAAACGATTGAAGAACTTGAGAAACTCGTAGCAGATTTACGAGTCGAAGTTGCAAAGAAAAGGAATAAATAGTTATGAATAATGGAAAATTAATTAAAATTACTTTTAAAACATTATGTGTCATGGGATTAGCATTTATACTATGTGGTAATGTTGTAAATGGTCAAGATAAAAAACCAAAGGTAGAAGTTATCAATGATGATAATTTTAAGAAATCAATATCAAAGGGATTTTTTCTTATAAAATTTACATCTGGTTATCAAATGACTACACTTGATAAGAAATTATTTGATGGAGTTAGTGGATTTGAAGGTTGTAAAATAATCGAAGTTGATGCGGGAAATGCAAAAAAAGTAATTAAAAAACTTAGAATACGAAACTATCCATCTTTAGCATTATTTCACAACGGAAAAAAGAAAGAAGTTTGGAAGGCCGATATGGATGGTGTTGTAGATATTAATAATAAAGATATCAAAAAGGCTATTTCAAATGCGATAGCAGGTGATGTGTTTTAATGTATGAACATCGCAACGATAGCTGGACATTTAGCATTTGGGTTAATAGCATTTTCGTTTCTTGTAAAGGATATACTATATCTTAGACTACTTTCAATTTTAGCAAGTCTATTCTCAGTATTTTATAATTTTTATATACCAGACCAACCCATGTGGTTGGCAATCAATTGGAACATTGTCTTTGTTCTTGTAAACCTTTATCACATCGCTGTTATCATATATGAAAAACGACCTGTCCACATGGACGATAAGAATAATGAGTTATACGAAACCCTATTTAAAGATTTAACACAAGTAGAGTATTTAAAAATTAGTAAGGCTGCTATTTGGAAAACATTTCAACCTAATGAATTTATTACAAGACAAACACATCTTGTTCCAGATTTAGTATTGATATACAATGGAACAATAGATGTATTAGTAAATGGTAAAAAGGTGGCACAATTAAAAGATGGACAATTTGTTGGTGAGATGTCATTCCTTACAGAGAAATCAGCAACTGCAACTTGTATTGTAAAACATCCGTGTGAATGTTTAGTTTGGAAACAAAGGGAGTTTAAAGAATTGTTAAAAAGAAACCCATCATTATATTTCACACTTCAAACTCTGTTGAGTGCACAAGTTTCAGATAATCTTGTAAGTAGTTCAAAATCTGAATAGTCTATATTTATTAATATGTTAAAACTCAAAGACCTACTCGTAGAAAGAATTGATTATGAAGATACTGCCCGTATGTTGGTCAAAAAATATGGCCTTCGTTCCAAAGTAAGATTTGGTAAAGTCAAGGGACAAAACGAAGCAGATTACGATTGGATTAAAGATGTTATAAATTTAAAACGAAAATACCCAAATGTCAAAGAATTTGTTGTATCGGTTTTACACGAGATAGACCACGCAAAGATGAGATATAAAATGGGAGCTAAAAAATACGAACACGAATACACGATGGCTGGACAGGACGCAGTAGAAAAAGGTGGTGATTTCCACGATGATAATTTCTACGAAGAACAGGCTGAAAAGTGGGCACAAAACGAATATAGAAGAAAATGGAAGCGAAAATTTAAATGATTTGAGAAATTTAGGTTATACTTATTTATATGAAAACAAGATCTGCCAAGAATAAAGGTAAAAGGTTACAAAATAATATTCGAGATATTCTTCTCGAAAACTTCAAAGAATTAGAGCCTGATGATATTAAATCCACTACTATGGGAGAAAGTGGAGAGGATATTCAGTTATCACCTGCTGCTCGTAAATTAATTCCATATGCTATTGAATGTAAGAATCAAGAAAAATTAAACATATGGGAATCATTAAAACAGGCAGAGTCTAATAGTGAGAAAGGTAAACCTGTTTTAATATTTAAGAGAAATCGTAGTAAAACCTACGCTGTTTTAGAAATTCAAGACTTTATAAACTTAATAAAATAATATGAATACTGATATAGGATTTGATAAAACTTATGTCATCAGTTTAAAATCACGACAGGCTAGGCGTGATACAATAAAACAAACACTAAATGGAATTGATTATGAGTTTGTTGATGCAATAAATGGTAAAAATCTTAAAATAAGAAAATTAATTAAGGATGGTATATTAAATACAGAGTATTATGATCCAGGTGGAACTTGTAATCGTAGTATTATAGGTTGTAGTTTATCTCATATAAAAACATGGAAAAAATTTTTAAAAAGTGGACTCGATACTTGTTTAATATTAGAAGATGATATTTTTTTGACCAAAGAAATTGTTAGGTCACAGATGGATGTGGAATATGGAAAGCCACGAAATGAATATCAAATGATACTTGATGAAATAAATTCATTAGATACTTGGGATGTTATTTTTTTAGGAAAAAAAACCGAAGATGTAGATGGTGAGAGAATTACGGATAATTTAATTAAACCAATATTTGGAACTTCACGATATGGTGCACATGCATATATCATAAACAAAAATAGTGTGAAAAAATTACTTGATAGTTATGTACCAATAACTTATGCAGTGGATGTTTTTATGGATGAGACATTATCTAATTTAGATATAGTTTCAGTTAAAAAGTCTTTTATTAGACAAAGGGGTGATTTGGTAGAAGATGAACTTTTACTTAATCCACAACCAAAAAACACACCAGATTCCGATACATTTTGGAATCTATTATATAAAGGAAAATTAACTACTTGTTCCGTTGATGATATAGTAGAATCAATAGAATTTTCTAATTACAAAAAGAGTTCAAATCATTTAAAAGTAGGAAACCAACCAATGGTTAGCATGAAACTTAGGACTTATGGTTAATTTTGACGAAGAATACGATGTCTACGTGGCATCAGAAGTACGTGATTTTTCTATCGGTGGGGTTTCATTTTGGGTAGATAGTTGGATTAGGTATGTCGTTCCATATTTAAGAGTAAAACCAATTCTTATTATAGAAGTAGAACCAACAGATAAGTGGATGAATTATGCATCACAATTTGTATCGGTTATAGACCGACCAGGTTCTAAACATAAATACGAATGTAGTTATCCATCAATTGGAGTAGAAAATTATTTTTCTTTACCTGATACAAAATATACAAATGAGATAATAAAAAAATCAAGGAGAGTTCACATTTTATCGTGTCCATATGGTTCGTTGTATAAGAAAAAAGTAAAAAGTGTGTTAAATAAATATGGTATTATAGACACTGCAATTATACATAGTTTGGAAACCCAATCAGTATCTACGAGTAGCAAATATTTTAACATAAGTAAAAGAAAAACTAAAAATCAAGAACGTTCATTAGAATTACAAGAAAATATAAATAATACAGCAAATGAAACTATATGGATAGGTATAAATAAAGAAAGTGATATCACACACCATATCCCAAATTTTTACAACTTTACAGAAAATTATGAAAAAGAATCATGTATGAGTAATGTTGTTGGTTATGCGGCAAGGTCGGAAGCTAGAAAGAATTTTTATTACTTACAAAAATTAGAATCTAAGGCGTTTACTGCTGATGATATTATTACTTATTGGGAAACAAGTTTTAAAAGTAAGATAAAATTTGATAATGTTGAAGTTATACCATATTCACGAGATGGAGTACACGATTTTTTCTCAAGAACTGATTGGGGGATTTTTCATGGGGCATATGAAAACGAACCTTTTGGATATTCAATATTTCAGGCATTAGATTATAATAAAATTCCTATTATATCTAAAGATTGGTGTGTAGATTATGAGTATCCGTTTAGGTCATCTACACAAAAAGAATTTGAAGAACAAGTTGCTAAAATATCTAAGTTATCACAGAAAGAACGTGATACTTATATAAGAGGCTTTAAAGTACATTTATCTAAATATACAAATACAAATGAATGGAGAGATAAACTATTGAGTATATACAATAAGTCAGAAAATGAGACTTGGTTACCTGGTAGTTTACAACCAAGTAATTCATAATGATAGATCAAAACAAATTAATATATCTGATTGACAGAACGATAGGTTCTAAAGGTCAGAAGCTTAAAAAACAAAATGAGTATATGTATTGGTCACCCTTTACTTCTCATCACAAACCAAAATTACAAATCAATATCATTACTCAAAAATGGCATTGTTGGATTAGTAATCAAGGCGGTCATAAGCTATATCAGTTATTTAAGAAGGTAAATGCTACTTACGAACAGCTAACAGAGTTACGAGAAATTGTAGGAGATACTCGGCCACTATCATCAAATAATGAGAAAGTCAAGGAAAAAGTTTGTGTATTACCAAAAGAATTTTTATCATTAGAACATAAACATTCTTCTACGGCATATAAACACTCGATGTTATATTTGAATAGGAGAGGAATAACTCGTGAAGATATATTAAAATATGGTATTGGTTATTGTGAAGAAGGAATGTACACAAATAGAATTATTATTCCATCATATGATGGTAATGGACAATTAAATTTCTTTGTAGGTAGAGATATATTTGAAAGTAAAATGAAATATAGAAACTCTCCCACACAAAAAGATATCATAGGATTTGATTTATTCATCAATTGGGATGAACCAATAGTACTTTGTGAAGGTCCTTTTGATGCTATTGCCATCAAAAGAAACGCCATTCCATTGTTTGGTAAAACCATATTACCAAAATTAAAATTAAAAATTATAGAGAAAAAAGTAAAAACTATATATATATCATTAGACACGGACGCAATAGGAGATGCAATGAAGATGGTTGAAGATTTCATGAATCATAATATTGACGTCTACTTTGTTAAACTAACGGAGAAGGACCCATCGGATTTAGGATTTGAAAAAGTTACAAAACTTCTTAAAGAAACTGATAAGATGAGGTTTTCAGATTTGATGAGGATGAAATTAAATGGTAGAACAAGAAAATATATGGAAATTTAATGATGAAGAATGGAAGATTCATATTAGTGATGAATCGTTGAAGGTAAAAGTGCAAGAAAAATTTAATATTGAGAAACCAGGTACTATTTATTATGGTAATGGTAATTTTCAAGAAGAAACATCTTGGGATTTAATTATTCCTAATGCTCTCATAAACAAAGTAAACAAGTACATCAAGGATAATAGTTGATAAAAAATGTTGTAAAAGTTCCTTTTCGAAAACTTAAACACATACATCACATATCGGATATTCAAATCCGAAATCTTAAGCGACATACAGAATACGAAGAAGTATTCAATCGTCTTTATGAAAAGGTCAAAGAAAACAAAGACAATGCTGTTGCTTATATAGGTGGTGATATAGCACACTCAAAAACAGAGATGTCACCTGAATTGGTAGACCAACTCTCAAGGTTATTTAAGAATCTATCTGATATAGTACCGACAATAATTATTGCTGGTAATCACGATTGTAATCTAAACAATCGTTCTCGGATGGATGTACTCACTCCAATAGTACAGAATTTAAATCATCCTAATTTACACTACCTCAAAGATAGTGGTATCTATACTTGTGCCGATGTACAATTCGTAGTATGGGATTGTTGGACAGATGAAAAAGATTTTATCACTGCCGACCAAGTTGAAGGTGATACTAAGATTGTATTGTTTCATGGAACGGTAGATAAATGTGAAACTGATTTAGGATTCAATTTACCTTCTGATGTCAAGATTCATAAGTTTGATGGATATGATATGGGATTACTTGGTGATATTCATAAACGTCAACATCTTAACAAAGAGGGAACTATATCTTATTGTGGTTCATTGGTTCAACAGAATCATGGTGAAGGATTAGATCACGGATACTTGTTATGGGATGTTCCAAAGAGAAAATCTACATATATTCAAGTACCAAACGATTATGGTTATTACACAATAGACATCAAAGATGGTAAGTTTCCTGATTGTCCTGATATGCCCAAAAAGGCCAGGTTAAGAGTAAGGGTATCTGATACCGACTCTGTACAATTAAAGAAGGCCTTGAGTGTAATACAGACCAAATATGGTATAAAGGAGATAGCTGTTAATCGTACAGATAGATTGACAGAAAGAGTTCGTGATGGACAAATTGTTGATGTTGGAGATGTTCAGAATCCAGAATATCAATATGAGTTAATTGAGGATTACATTGGTAGAAATCATATTGTAGATGAAAAAACATTATTAAAAATTAAAGAAATAAATGATGATTTAAATAGAAACTTACCAGCGGAAGAAATATCTCGTAATGTGTTTTGGAAGATAAAGAAATTTGAATGGTCGAATATGTTTAGTTATGGAGAAGATAATGTAGTGGACTTCACAAAACTAAATGGTATCATTGGAATGTTTGCACCAAACGCAAGTGGTAAATCAGCATTATTAGATTCACTTTCATTCTGTTTGTTTGATACATCGGCAAGAGCATTTAAGGCCGATAGGGTTATCAATAATAAAAAAGGTAGTTTTAGTTGTAAGGTAAATTTTGAAATAAACGAAACAGATTATTTTATTGAAAGAAAAGGTAAACGATTAAGTAATGGACACGTCAAAGTTAATGTAGAGTTTTGGATGTTAGATGATGCAGGTGATATTGTTTCTTTAAATGGTGATCAACGAAGAACTACAAACTACGCTATAAAAAAGGTTATTGGTTCTTATGAAGATTTTGTTTTAACTGCACTTTCTCTACAAAACAATTCTACGGTATTCATAGACAAGACTCAAAAGGAAAGAAAAGATTTATTGGCTCAGTTTATGGGTATGGGAATCTTTGATAGACTTTATACAAGTGCTAATGATAATATATCTGATATAACTGCTTTATTGAGAGACTTTAACAAGACAGATTATGATGTTGATTTAGCTGATATTGATAAAAGTGATACTCAATATAAGGAAGTACAAGTAGATTTAAGAAGTCAAAAGAAAAGTCTTACCGATAGGAAGAAAGAATTGACAACTCAGACATTTAAATTAACCAAGAAGTTAAGGCCTGTTGATGAATCAGTTACTAATATCAAGAAGTTAGAAAATGATAGGTTAGAATCTGAAAATTCTCTTGATTCAATAGATACAAGATTAGGTTCACTCGAATCCACAAAGGAAGAAAATAAAACTAAACTTACAGAATTTAAAAATAGAATACAAACTTATACCGAATCAAATATAAATCAACTATACACCGACCTTTCTGAATTAGAAGTTCAACAAACGGAAAGTCAAATTGAGATTGATAAGTTAAAAATAGAAGTTCGTTCTAAATTAGATAAAATTGATAAGTTAGGTAATTTAGAATGGGATGAGGATTGTGATTTTTGTATGAGTAATCCATTTACATTAGATGCCATAGATACAAAAGAAAAACTAAACGAAGATAAAGTATTGGCTGGTCAATTTGTTAGTTCGTTAGATTCAATTGTAAATAAGATTGATGAACTTGGTAATGTAAAAAATGATAAATTAGATTATGACAACACCATAGAAAAATTGAAGAATGTTGAAATTAATCAAAACAAATTAGAATCAGAAGAAGTGTTATTAACCGAGAGAAAAAAACATACCCTTTCTCAGATAGCAATTCAAGAAGATAAGATTGAAAAGTATCATGAGAGTAAGAATGACATCGTTTACAATAAACAAATAGAAGAAGAAATAGAAAGTCTTAAAAATTCTATTGATGATTTAGATTATCAAGTCGATACAATAGATAAGAAGATACAAACTATTCATGGTGAGATACAGATTAACGCTACCAAAAAGAAAACTATTATGGAAACAATGAAACGTGTTCAAGATTTAGAAACAGAACACGAAGCTTACAAGTATTATCTTGACTCTATTAAACGAGATGGTATTCCCTACGAGTTAATAGAAAAGGCCTTACCTACAATTGAGGGTGAGGTTAATGATATATTGGCTCAAATGGTAGACTTTGGTATTGTGTTAGAAATGGATGGTAAGAATATCAATACATATCTAGCCTATGATGATGACAACGTGTGGCCTTTAGAATTATCAAGTGGTATGGAACGATTCATATCAAGTCTTGCAATGAGAGTTGGTTTGATTAATGTTTGTAATTTACCACGGGCTAACTTTTTAGCCATTGATGAAGGTTTTGGAAACATGGATTCTGATAATCTTAACTCTATTTATATGCTGTTTCAATATTTAAAATCTCAATTCCAATTTGCATTTGTAGTATCTCATATAGAATCTATGAGAGATACCGTGGATTCACTTCTTGAAATATCAAAAATTGATGGATTTAGTAATGTGGACTTTAATTAGAATATAAAACATTTTTTGGGGCGGGACGACCTTCTCGTTCTCGTTTTAAATTTAAAATATATTGATTGATAAGGGCGGACATAGTAGTATGTTCGTCCTTTGAGTGCAATCGAAACCAACCGATTAAATCTTTATCTATCGTAAAAGATACTTTTTCTTTTTTCATACTGATATTCTCCATATTTTATACCGACAATAAATATTAAGAATTTTTGCATTTGATATTTATAAATGAATAAATCTATTCGGAGAACAAATGGCAATACTTAGAAGATATAACAAATATCAAGGATTAAAGGATATCGATGTCCTTATTGAAGATGATGCGCCAATCTCACAATATTTTAATGTTGCAGAAGTTCCAGATATTATCTCACAAGGTCGTAGTTCATTTTTAGTTGGTGGTTCATCATTATTAAAAAATGGTGTAGAGTTAAAATTTGAATTAATAAATGATGCTACTGGTAAAACTATTTATTTAGAACCAGTTTCAAATTATCTTGAAGGTGATGCCCGTAGAATATCAGTTGAAATATATGATGACGCCGAAACCTTTGGTGATGCCACTTTATATTGTCTTGGTGAATTAAACCCAAATGAAGTAGATGTACCAGCCGAATGGAGAGATATTTATAATGTTCGTTGGTATCGAAAAATTTATATTAGTGGTGCGGGTACAAATTCAGAACCAATATATTTTTATAATCAACCATCCATGTGGGTTGGAGAAATAGTAAAAGGTTTTGTAGAAACATCGTTTCCGACTGGTTCAGTACAGCAAACTGGAGAAGTTAGTGGAGAACCATTACCAGGAACAGAAGGTACAAATCCATCAACTGAAGAAGTAAGTAGTATAAAGGTTTTACAAAAGGGATTTAAATCTAAAGTATTTGGTGGTGGTGGAAAAAATGCTGGTGTTAGTCGTAGAGGTAGAAAGGCAAGACGAGCCTCTCCTGAAGTTGATAAATTTAGTTTCTCCATTGAAGATGAAACATCAAAGTCTGATGTAAGACACGTTGGTGCAACATTTAAAGTAAACAATCCCCAACCTGCAGAGTCATTTGAATTAGAATCATATCATGAAGTTCCAACTATATATGAAACGGATATTGTAGATGTAAAAACTGATAAACAATTAGTTCCTGCAAAAGAATTTGTTATAACGGATACAAGATTTCCTGAAGATGATGAAAGACGAAAGGTAATAGTTCCTTTAGCAAAGTCGCCATATACGATGTCGTTTCAACCAGCACCTACTCATTCAGTAAGTACGGTTAATTTCCGTTCTTTTGCAGATGTAAGAATATCTAAAATGAGAACATTTAGTGGTGATGTTCATAGAGTAAAATTATATGCAAAAAACAAAGATGCGTTTGGTGATTTTGAATTAATAGCAGACACTCCAATAGAAAGTCCTGAAATATTATTTGATGTATTTAGTTCGGCTGGTTCAAAAAGAATTGGTTATTTTAATGACCAAAGTACACTTGATGATTATTGGAGTAGTGCATCAAATACTACTGCATCTTTAAATTCTACATATGTTCTTGATTCTGTTCATATATCTGGTTCAAATAGTCAACCTAATGAATTATTAAAATTTCAAATTACAGGATCAAGACCGATAGAATTTTATAAAGGTATTGATTATTCAATTAGGGCAAGAATAATTGGAGAGGCAGGTCCTAAATCTTTTACCGATGGAGAAGCATTAACTTCATTTGGTGAACTTGGTATTTTCTTATCGGGTTCATCTTTTGAAACTAATCACAATTTTGGTAATGAATATGGATTTCAATTAACACCACCCGGAGAAAGCACTCCTGGTTCATTAACCATTGAATCAGTAGATGGTCCTGGTTTAAAAGATTTTGGAATAGTAGAGGAAGTTTTTACACCACTTCGTAATGGTGAAGATAATGTTTTACAATTTGGTATTCCAGCTGGTAATTTTTATATATCTGATATTTCTATAACACCAGTAGCAGATACAGGATTTTCACCTGATTGGATTAAAATAGTAGCTCCTGTTCCACCATTTTCACAAGAAAGGCCTGATGATTATGAATTTATGGCAGAGTTTTATGATGTAAATAATAATGTAGCCGATACCGTAACTCATGTTAGTGCATCTACTTTTGTGGGGGCAAATAATTACATAGTTGGTTCTGATAATGTATTAAGTGGTTCTATGTTTATTGGAAGTGCAATTGGTAGTGGTATAGAAATGGCTGGAGTTAGTTCAGGATTTATTCGTAGTATAGGATACAAAGGATTTACAAGTGCGTCCGCATACCCAACTCAAGGTCCTGGATTCTTAATGTATAGTGGTTCTGTATTAACTGATGTAACAGATGATTATAGTAATGGTGGAATTGGATTAGAATTAGTAGGTCATAGTGGTAGTTATCTTAGATTTCGAACTAATCCAAGTGAACTTGATATAAGAACCGATGCATTCTTTATAGGACAAGAACCACTTCAATATATTAGTGGTTCGGAAGGTAATATAGAAATTAGTTCTTCATTATTTCATCTCGATCCTAAAAATGAACGATTAGTAATTGGTGCAGATGCTACAATTAATGCTGATTTAACAGTAAATAATATACGAACACCTGCACAAATAGGTGGAGCTCCATCTACATTTGCAAATGCATCTGCTTCTATAACTTCACAAGGTAATGTGGTATTTAGGTCGGGTTCTATTGCAAATTGGAAAATATTTGGTAGTAAACTATCAGGTTCAAACGCCACATTAGATGCCGATGGGGCAGCATTATATATGTCTGATAAAGGACCTAATACTGATAATTCCGCGACATTTGATATTCAAAGGGATGAGTATTATATTGACTTTACACCTGCAGACCAAGGTAACGACAGAAATTATTATGTTAAGTTTGGTCCTAATTTTGCAGTAGATAGTGATGGAGTTTTAATTGCTAGTGGGGCAGTATTTGAAGGGCAAATAACTGCTTCTACTGGATTAATTGGTGGAGCAAGTATAGAAAGTGCATCTTTAGCCTATTCACCATTTTGGAGAATATCCTCATCAGCAGACCAAACTGATCCTACATCGTTTATTTCATCAAGTGAATTTAAAGTATCGGCTGGTGGATTAGTTACGGGTTCTGCCATCTTATTAGGTGATAAAGGTGGTGGAAATTATTTACAATTCATAGATGATACTTTGACGGTTGAAGGTAATATTACGGTTAATAGTATTAAGACACCTGCTACAATCGGTGGAGTTGCATCAACTACTCTAAATTCATCAGCTAGTATAGAATCTGATGGATTTGCCTCATTTAAATCTGCTTCCATAGGTGGATTTCATGTTTCTTCGGATACCATAAACGATACAAATGATAGATTGATATTAAAATCAAGTGGTCAGATAACTGGTTCAAAAGTATTATTTAGTGGTGGTAATATTGGTGGATGGACTATTAATGAAACGAATATAACAAGTCCAGGAGCTGGAATTAGACTTAATGCAAATGGAGATAATTCAGAAATATCCATAAACTCTCATACCTTCGCAAATGAAGGAATACAATTAGGATTCAATGGTGGAAGTCCAAGATTTTACGCTGGTGATGGGGCCCAAAACTTTTTAAGATATGATTCGAGTAATGGTGTATCAATTAAGACAACTTTATTTGAATTAGATACACCTACA